GAAATGTTAAATTTTTCAGTATCAAGTTCTTCAATGGCAAGTTGGACATTTGCTGCGGATACATTTCCTACTGTTGTTACTGATATTTCAGATGCAGTATGTGTGTGACCAACAGGAGTGAATGGTGCTCCCACTAAGCGTGGATCATTTGACCCTACAACGATTGGTTGATTTGCTGTGGCCGATGGAACACTTAGAGCTACTGCCCCCAATGATGTAGTGCTTGCTGCTGGAAGATTATCAACGCTTCCAGTTGGGCCTCTTGGTCCTACGCCACCAAGACCTTGATCGAATATAATAGTATCATTTGAAAGAACTTTTGCAACTGGCACTTGCGCAGTTGGATATGTTGAAGTATCTGTCACATGTGGATCGGAATCAACTAAAACACCATTATCTACCCATAATCTAGTTCCGGCTGACAGTGAAGAAAAATCCCAATTTGGATTTGTGACAGTGCCTTGTAAAATGATATTTCCAGTTTCGCCCGGAAGTAAATCTTCTGTTACTACTGCAATGACGCGATTTTCAGTATCATCATATTGTGCGGTCTGAATAGCACCATTATCATCAAGTGACACTATTTGATATTGTGCCAATGTTTGAGATTCATTTTTTGCGGTAGTAACATTGGCCTCTAACCTAACACCAATAACCTGAGATTGGTTTGTAAAAAATTGATCTTCAGTTGTAAAAAAAGTCTTATCACTTCGAATTACAGGATTTCCGTATTCTGAAAATAAAAATCTTCCTGCTAATATACTTTGAGTGTTGCCAATTTGTGTTCCGGTAAATGCTGGACTGTCCTGACTTACTGAGAAAAAACTCGTGTTATATAATCGCGCGATAAAAATTCTAATGACTGATGCCCACGCCGAGCCAATCCATCGAAATTGTTCATTGGTATCAGTATTAAACCATGTAGATTCTAATGTTGGGTTTGTTGGCGCTATTGCTTGCGCTACTGGAGCTTCTTCTGTAAACCCGAATGTTCTTTCAAGAGTTTTTGAATCAAACTCAATATAAAGCCAATAATTTTGAGTAGATGAAAAGGTATTTTCCCATGCATCAACAACCGTATTATCTTCAGAATGTAAATAATTTGTATGTTTGTGTGCGACCGTAATTGTTAGAGGCTTATTATTCGCCAATAGATCAATGTTTCCATTGCTATTATAGAATAAAAATGGGGTAGCTTGAGTCGAAACTATACCGTGGCGAAAATTTAAACGCATATCAATCTCTCTTAAAATATTAAGTATTTAGTCGAGAAATACCAAATTTTACATTAAGTACCGGGCGTATCTCCAATTACGTCAATCCAGCCGCGCATTTGATAAAGAAATGAAGTTCTTACTGTCAGACCCTGTGGATAGAATTGACTTGGTGGAGCAACTGGAATTGCTAAAATTTGTAATATCTGTGGATTTGATTCATTAATGATAGCATTTTCAAAATCAATAGTACCTCGACTGATGTAAGAAAACACCTCTTCAGAATAATGAGAAAATAACAAATCAATTGAGTTTGCAATAAACAGATATTGAGATTTATACGGCTCCGGTGATAACTCAGCAATATATCGCAATTCTTCTGCACTTGCTTCCAGATAGTCAATTCGTCCCTGACGTAAATCACGATTAAGTTGTTTTAAGCGCTTTGGGTTAATAATTCCTGAAGTGTCTTTAGTGTGACCAACATCTCCATTATCATCAATCCATTGAACTTCTCTGGTAAATCCGTCAACAGACCTACCTTCGTCAGTATACGTATACGTGTATTGATCAATGATAACAATTTCATCATTACGACCTCGGTATATGCGCTTGTTTCTTGAGCCACGAGAAATAATCCAAGGATCAGGCGTTAAATCCAATAATGAAAAATCTGTTGAATCAATTGGTTGATTAGGGCGAATATATTTTTTAATTCGTAAGTCTGTTGGTTGTAATATTAAATCTAATGTGCCGTTTTTAATAAACTCAAACACTTCCTCACTTGCAGAAATATACGCAAGATCAGCACCACCCTCAATAACATCAATGGTGTCTCCAACTTCCATATCTACTGCAAAATCAGGTAAATTACATGGCGCTAGAGCCTTTAATTCAAATGTTGAATATAAATCAGACATTAAAATTTCTCCATTGTTATGTTTAAATCATTGAAGTAGAAGTATCTAGTTCCACCTTCGGTGTCGGTTCGTTCCCAAGCAAATGCTAAAGATTCGCCATCCATAAAAAGTATATTTGGAATTACAAAATCATATTCTCTATTGTATGTTGATACACTGGATATTTCATCAGAAGACCAAACCACTTCACTGTTTGCAGTATACGAGTCTTTAATCTTTTTGACTTTGATTGCATGTAGAATTACTTTAGTTTCTGATTTTGTACTAAAGAATCCATCCATAGTAATTTTCTTTAATTTAAATCGACCAGCGCGTTCAATTCCTTTCAGTCTATGAGAGATGTTGGAAAGTTTTATTTGACTCGACCAATGAATATAAGATGCACCATATGATAAATTCCACGTTCGGGCAAAACCAACTTTGCGAATTAGATATATTCGGCAACCGTTAAACGATCTTGTAAATACATTTTCAGCATTTTCCATTGCCTCAACATCAGTTATTGCTAAATCAACAGCAGCTTTTTCTTCATTAGTCATTTCAACAACAGAATCATCAACATATTTCCAATAATTTGTTGACACTTCCTTTAATTCTTCTGAAATTGAAGGATCGATTTTCCACTCATTTGTGTCAAACCTTTTTGGGTTTACGTTTTCTATAAAATGGTACACACCATTTTCATCTGGAGTTTTTCTTATTACACTGACTACTTGCTTAGTTGTCATTATTGAATCCTCTCTAGCCATGCAAATACACGAACGTCGGTTATAGAGCCTGTTGCGGTAGCAGTCTTAAATTGTAGCGTATCATTTATTTCAAATATAACATCGTCGTCAGATACGTCAGTTGTTACTTGTATTTTTGCACCAGTTGTGCCTGATGCGGTAGCAACATCGGATGTTGCTACGACAATTCCATTGTTTGTAACAGAAATTGCTACCGATGCTGCTGAAGTGCTTGTGGTGTTTCCTGATACTCCGATTGATATTAATCGTGCTCTAACACCCAGTGGAATGCCAGAAGGATCAGATGTAGTATTCGTGGCACCATTTCCATAAGAGAATTCATAATTTGTTGCTCCAACAGACACGCCACCATTTTCTTCAGCCCATATAACAAATACTGGGGCCAACGCCGGAGTTGAATTTGATGGATTAGTTGAATCTGGAGTAAATCCAAAGATATCTTCGACTGATGCTGCTACTACATTCGTACCATCCCAAATCCAAAACTCAGGTGATATCCCGTCAACCAATGATAAATCAGGATTGTGTACCCAATCACTTATAGGGTGCAGTTCCTCTGGAACATTCTGTTTATATTCATATTCACCATCTTCATCGGGTGTTCTAGAAATTACATCAATATTAGCCATTATGCTGTCCACCGTTGAATTCGTATTTCTCCACAATGTATAGTCGCTTCATTCCCACCAGCATCTGAGCCAATTTCAACAACGACGCTGTGTGAACCTGCTGTTAATGTTACTATTTGAGATTGTGAATAACCGTACATTTGGTTAGTACCAATTGTTGCAGTAGTTCCGTGTAGTGTTGGTTGACCACCACTAACGTCTGCTCCACCACCAACATCTTTTGGTTCTTGTCTATGTTTTAACACTTTCACGCCATCGACAAGAGTTCTGGATATAAAATCTGCGGTTGCTATATTATACGACCAAGTATAATCTATCGATATTAAATATTGTCCATCTGCCGGGATATTAGATACTAACGTCAATGCATCATAAAAGACGTTAGCAGCATCGTTGTTAATTAATGGTCCATCTGAAAGTTTGTGAGTGAAGCTATCTCTCCACAGTAATAAATCAAGAGCTGACAAAACAGTTTGAACATCACTTTGTGGTTGTTCAAACTCTGGAACAAATAAAAGACCATCCAAACCAGTAAATGAAAATACTCCACCACCACCAGCATTCCCATAATAAGCAGCAATGCTATGCCAACCTTTGGTTAATGTGACATTACCCGTTTCAGTTTCATCTCCATGAAATCCGCCATTATCAACAACAACACTACCATCAATAACAATAAAGCTAAAATCATCAGATGTTGTACTTAATGATAATGTGGTCGGTGTGTCTAAATAAAATCCACCAGTCCATCCATTTGTTTTGTTATTGTCGGTGAGACCTACGCCGCCTGTTACATCACCAACAGCATCAACTGTACCAGTCGCAGTAACCACACTTCCAGTGTTGTTAACTATAGAAAGGATTTCCGCATATAACCCATTCGTGGGCTGTTCGTCGTATTGTGTATATTTCAATCCAACATTTACAGTTGGAGGAGGAGTTCCAATTGAATCTCTGTATACCACATTACCATTTGAATCAACGCCGAGTGTTCTGGCGTCAGGATCAGTGATAGTTAAATCTGTATTTGTTAAGTCTTCTAATTCAAGACCAATTGGACCATGTTGAATCAATCCTGTATCATCGGTGTATAGAGCATTTTTTGTTGGTCCGTCATCTCTGGTATCAAAATACCCACCAAGTCTAATTTCTTTTGTAGTGTCATCAGCTAATAATACCAATTGACCATTATTATCTATGTTAGCAGATAAATCTAAAGCACCTTCTACAAATGTAATCGAAGCATTGCGAGTTTGATCATCATTAGCGCCAGTAGAAGAATTAGAAAATACTAATGTCGGTGATGAGTCTGATTCATCACTGCTGAATAGTTGCATCCCATTAGTTCTAAATGATGCAACAGTTTCACCACGAACAGATGCAAAAATGTTACCAAACGCTGTAGCGTAAAATCCAGAATCTGTACGATTTGTGAAATTAAATGCTAAATTGTTTTCGTCACCATCGATAAACTGAAGAGGTCCAGTCATCACATCACCAGTAGTCTTAACGCGATTTAAATTACCTGCTTGCAATCTACCATCAACGTTTGTATACAATACCGTATCGGGTGTATCGCCATCACTTCTAGTGTTTGGATAACCACCAAATATAACATCCATTGTTGGACCGTCTACCAACAATAATTGATCTTGAGCACCACCCGTTCCTGTTAGCTGTAGTCCACCATCGCTTTGTCTAATAGATGCTGCATTTCCTGCTGCACTATCATTAATAAACACGATGGCGGGCGTAGCCGACTCTAATGAACTATATAACGATAATCCATTAGTGCTAAATTGTGCTACTCGACTTCCGTTAGTTGCAAAATCAAGTGTATTAGCACCAGCCGCAAACAGTCCAGTATTGCTGTCACCAAAACGAATAGCTGGTTCCGTTTCCGAACCAACTATCATATCTACATAAGTTAAGAACTCTGTTGAACCTTCAAACATTCGAGCAACTTGAGTACCATTGACTTCATAGGTAATTATTGGTAAATTTACAGCAATATTATTATCAACTTTAATATTAGTAGTGCCATCAGCATCTTAAAAACGTTCCCGGTGATGATAAATCAACATCAATTGCGTCTGCAATGCGTCCACCGGGTGGCATACGATAATGGGTATCATTATGAGTTCGTATCGCAGAAATACCCTCTTGTATGGATAAATTAATCGTAATATTTGATGGGTCTTTAACTACAATATTTCCACTAGAAATAAAATCATATAATCCACCACCAACAACCCCACTTGCTGCAACATCACGAGATGATGACTCTAAAGTAAGATCAACTGTGGCATTTGGTTCTATTGATAAACCAAGATCATCAATATCTAAGTTTACACCTGATACATTTTCAATTATTAGCATATTCGACTTAACCTAAATTATATTTGTATTTAGTGTTATGCAATCATAAAAGGCTTCCGAAGAAGCCTTTTATTTTTATAATTAATAAAAAATAATTATGCACGCCATTTAATGTATAATGTAATAACAGTATCTTGTATCTGCCCACCAACATTACGGAGACGAATACGATCTCCTTGTGCAACATCAAGATTCAATGTAGTATTTACGAATTGAGCATTGGCACTGGCTGTAAAACTACCAGCAGCAGCTACTGGTGTAGTAGAAGCTCCGTTGTAAATATTAATAGTGCTTGCGTTATTTGCATTCTCGCAATGAGCAGTTGCCATTACAATAGTGCCGTCTAGAGGCATGATATAACCAGAATCTGCATCTCCTGCGCCCGCAATTTGCACCCAGTCATTATTGCCCAGAGAATTTTCGGACCACAAATAAGAGTTAGAATCAATAGATAACTGCTTATCACCACGAGTCGAATCAGTAACAGTTACAACTGGTTGTCCGTTTATGACCGAGGCAGTTATTTCAGGAAGGCCAAGAATATCAGCGACACCATCGGCAAGCTGTTGACCACTAACAGAAACATTATTGGTTCCGTCATTCATAACAAATTCATCGGCGGCAGCTAGATTGTCAGTCGAATCGGTTAAACCGTCAATATCAAGTCCAACAATTGGTGCAGCTGGATCGGTATCATCAATAACAATTCCTTCTTGCCCAGCTACAGTAGAGGCAGAAACACTAGTAACTAAATCTAGATCATCTACTAATGCATCTAAGGTGATTGATTCTGGAGCGCCCGTAGTTGGATTAAAAACAACAATTTCATCAGTTCCAGCAACTCCAGTTGAAGAAGTTAAACCATTTCCAGTCATGCTAAAAGTAACTGTTTGTGTTGCACTATCTAAGTCTATATTAACTCCTGCATCACCAGTGATAGTTACTTCATCAGAACCACCAACAGCAACAACACTAGCATCTCCAGTTGTGTTTCCTGCGCCTGTCCATGTTTTAAAAGTATCAGAAGAAGCTGAATTTGCAATTTCTGCAATTGTATATGTACGATTTTCTTGTGCAGTAACATCATAAACAATAACAAGGTCATTATTATCTACTGCATCATTGGATGCTGTATTTTGAATATCTAATCCAATGATTGGATCACCAGCGACCCCATCACCATTATCAATTACGAGGCCACCAAGATCACCAGCTGGCTCTACTGCAATAACTCGATTTGTGTAGGTATCATCGGCGGTTCGTACAGCAAACCCATTACCAGAAATTCCACTAACAACGTCTAGATCATCTAGAGCATCACCAATCGTGATTTTTGCTGTATTACCACCATCCGAAGCATCACCAATGATCAATTCATCGGTTGCTTCTACAGTACCAGCAGCAGGAGTAACATTACTAGTAGTTACTGAAAACTCTGTTCCATTTAGTGCAACACCGTTTGCACCACTATATGTGCCTTGTCCACTATTTTGTGTCCAATTAATATCATCGGTATTGACAGTTAATTCACCGTCGCCAGTAACAATCCAACCAGTTGAGCCGTTTGTAGTACCACCCTCAACGAAAGTAGTATTACCAGCAGAAATTTCATTAGAAGAACTACCGTCTTGATCTTCTGCGCGTGTTAATACAGTAGGATCGCCCGCGCCCGCGCCCGAAACAACATAGATACCATTTTGTGTTGGGTCGGCTTGATCTTTAATAAGAATACGATCACCGTCTTCAAGCGTAACACCATCAACAATCGTCTCTCCTGCTGCTGGTGCTTCTAATGTATCACCAGCGCCGCCATTGTCTGTGAATGTAAAACCAACGTCTGTAGTAGAAGCTGCTTGTACAGATTCTTTGTGGTCCATACCATTTGCAAGAGCATCAACATATTCTTTATTTGCAACATCCTTTGGATCAGTTGGTGCATCCTGTACAGTTAATGATCCACCCGCAGCAATATCAATTGCAGCACCTGAAGCAACGGTTAAAGTTCCTGTATCTAGAGTATCACCATCATTACGTAAAAAACTATCTTCTAGGTCTAATTTACCAGTGGCATCATCATAAGAAATATCTGCTTCGTCTGAAAGCATATCACCGACGATATCCTGAATCGCTTCAGAATTATCTGTTGCAGCGAGAACAGTAGATAGTGGTTGTGCTACGGCGGCGGTTCCACTGGGTCCGATTGTTACAACGTGATCTTGTGTTAAAACAGTATTTGGGTCATCTAAACCAGCAAACCTACCACCAACAACGCCCCAATGCACTTGATTATGATTTAATAAAACGTCAGCACTTTCTGCTGCACTAAGTTCAATTATTTCAGCAGGATCACGAGGATCAAGTACAACAAATGCTCCAGCTACTACAGCATCTTGCAAGTCAGTAGAAGTCGATACGTCTTCTGCACGTTCATCAATGAGATTGTATACATCACCTATGACACCATCAATGGTAAGTCCCAGATCATTAATTACGTGAGGACCATCGATTTTTAAAATTAGTTTAATAGCAGCCATTACATATTCCTATAAGTGGTATTGGGTTAATACCATTATTTATTGTAGGCTGCGCAGATTTTACTATTTTTAACCGCGATGTTTAATTGTAATTGTAATTACGGTATCTTGTATATTACCAGCAGTCGAACCATTCGAATCCACCGCAAGTAATCTAATTCGCTGACCTTGTAAATAATCAAAATTTAACGCTGTGTTTGTGAATGTAGAATTTGTTCCACCAGTTAATGTTCCAATACTTCCCATATCATTATCATCTATGAACAAATGAATATCCTTTGAAGCATTGCCGGTATCTTCGCAATGTGCAGAAGCATAACAGACACAACCATCAAATTCAGCAACAAATCCCGCTTCTGCATGTGCAGTATTTGCAATTCGAATCCAGTCATTATTACTAACACGACCACGAGAAAAAATATAATTTTGCTCAGAAATACTAAGAGTTTTATTCGCTCTAACTGGATCATCATATGTTAGCATAGGCTGTCCATTAATCACTGTAGATGACAGACCTGTGATTGTTGCTCCTGAAGATGAAGGAACTGCGACTGGTTTTGTTAAGACAATACTCATTAAATTTCCGTTACGCCGTTGTGTTTTCGCATTATAAAACGAACTGCTACTTCAGTCAAAACAACAGTATCTTCAATATCAGATTCAAAAAGACTTGAATTTCTTTCGGGAATGAACACTGTTGATACCTTGCCGCTAATCAAAGGAATATCATATTCAGAATATTTAATTCCATTAGTCAATTTAGTGCGAGGAGCATCAGAATCCGACGATCCCGTAGTGATGGATTCGTTTAATGATTTTAAAAAAGAAAAATTATCCATATGTCGCCTTAATATACAATTTATAAGGATATTTATTTCTAATGGTTGAGTAGTGAACATAAATATTAAAAGATACGCATAACGAGACAAAATTCATGGCTGAAATAATCATAACATCATACTTTGCCAATGGTGGAGTGCCGACAATAGGGTTAACTCCAACAATTCGAATATGGGAAGTCAATGCTCTCGATCAAAATTTAGTAATTGGTGAGACACAAGGAACTGGTGATCCCGGTCCTGTTGGTGGTGGCGTTGCTGGTGGCGTCGTGGGTGAAGACGGCCAAATGCTTGAAATATTTGATGATTCTAACGCAGATGGTTCTGGTGGAACTCTTGGTGGTTCCCGAGATGGATTTTACAAATATGTTTTTTCGACTGCAAATGGTTATGATCCAACTAAATGTTATGCATTTCGAGTTGATGGTGGAGCTACGCAAGATGTGGCTGAACGCTATCAAGTAGGCGAATTAAATACAACTGATAATGCAGATGCATTAGTTGATTTAATTTATGATGAACCTGCAATTGAACATATTGCTGCTGGTACATTTGGAGAAATGATTAATCAAATATCTGCGACAAACAATACAATGTTGATGGATATCGCTGATGTAAAAGCGTTGCTTGAGTTAGGTATTAAATATCAAGCAAATCGAACTAAAATTGATCATGTCAATATGACTATGACTATTTTTGATACCGATTGTGTTACTCCTTTAAGAACTTTTCAACTACTTGACGCCAATGGCAATCCAAGCATTACTGAGATGTGTGAGCGTGTGCCAATCGCTGCTGGAACGAGTGATGGTCAGCCAACATGTGCGTAAGAGACTAAGATGACTCCTGCGGTAGTTTCAGTATTAACTAATGGTCTGACATGTGGTGTTACTACTGCGTGTGAAGGCGGTACTATCATGACCGCTGGATTATTTACATTGTGGTGTGGTACAACGCCAGTTATAGTGGAGCCTCCTCCTCCACCTGATCCCGGTGGTGGCAGTCATCCAACACCAAACAATGTTGGTGCGTATGCTGGTCAAACAAATGCTGGTCGTGTAACAGTTTCATATCCGCCATCTGAACCAAATTTAGTTTATATTGACCCAAACAAAGTCATGGGACGAAGGGTTCCAGTTAAATTAACTTTCAAAATGGGCGAAACTGAAGTTGAGAAAATCTACACAGTATCTGTGTCTAAAGCCGAATCTTTAATAAAGGTTATGAACTTTGTCACCACATATAAAAAGAAAATATCTGTGAATTTGGCAAATTTCTATCGGCGTGGTCCTAATATTAAAGTTCTTTATAAACGCGGAAGGTCTTTTATTAGCAAACGACACGACTTTGATTAATAAATACATTTTATACACGAGAATATATAAATGAGCGAAGTAATTCAATTAAATCATCAAGCTGAAAATACATATGAATTTGATCTTCAAATTGAAGGTATCTCGGCGGTTGAAGTTAAAGCTTGGTTTGTAATTGTTGTGAAAGGTATGGAACTATCATTTCCATGTACTCAAGATAAATCACACTTTACATGTGTAATTCCACCAATGCCGTTTATTGAAAGAACTGCGTACAAAGGTGCAGTTAGACTTGTGGCTGATGATTATTTTTTCGAAGTTATTAGTGATATGATTGTCAATGTAATGGGAAATCTAAGTTTTGAGCGTAGTGATCTTACAAACATGAAAGTTAAATCAACGATTGATGGTAAAGATGTTGTAAAAGAAGCAGTTAATACCGAAAAAACTGTAAAAACAGATGTTAAACGTGTTGAATCACCAAATGAAATTGCAAAAAGAATTACCTCTGAAAAGAAATTTGAATTTAATAATCCATCTAAAAAGAAAAAGAATTCTACAACTAAACTTTCAGAATCTAAAGTAGCTGATAAAAATATGCTTATTGAAGAGGAGATTTCTGAGTTTGTTAATACTGAGCAAGCTGAACGTGCTGCTAAATTACGAGAAATTTTGAAAGGGTTCACTGTAGCCCCACAATCAACTCCAACAAAAACCAAATTTATCAAAAAGTCTTAAGAAATTAAACCAGCTCTTTTAATACTTTCAATTGATTTTATCAGGTGTTTGCATACGCCCGGTAATTTTTTAGGGTTGTCTGATGGTCGATCAGTTGTCGGAACATAAGGAACATAATCACCTTTTAAACTACCATCTTTATTATTATATGGTGCAAATCTATGGTAGAAGTCTAAGCAATTGCATTTCACTTTCACATTTTTATCCTTTAATACAATAGGCTTAATATTATATTCTTCTCCATCTGCACCAACAAATGATTTTGTATCTCCAGATTGCCCATCACTATAATTAATTCCAGAGAATTGAACAACTGTTTCATATTGCGTATCAGCACTTTTTACGGATATTTTAAATTCAATCATTTTCGATGGGACTGATGGAACAATTGAATAATTTTGAATTTGTACTGGTGCGGTGGCCCGTTGGCGCTTTTTGGTATTCATTTGATCTATATTTGATCGCAAGGTAGGATACTTTGTATTGCCCGATGAAACGCCACCAGTGTTCGTCTCTGGGTCTCCCTGTGTCTTAGCGACCTCTCGTTCAGCATCCGCCTTATTATCAGCCTGTGTGTCCTGTTGTATGGCATCCTGCGTATTCCCCAATGCTTTTGCAACAGCTTCATCTGCATCTGGTCTACCAAACATTGATACTAACCCATTTAACATTGTGGTTACAAAAGCACTACGCTCTGGATGCTTTGCACCATGTTGGGCTATTTCTTCTGCTGCTTTGGTTGCGGGGTGGTTATTGCCGAATTTCTCTTTGTATTTCGAGAGAACTGTTGATGCTCTATTGGAAAAATTCTGAACGGGTTGAGAGTCTTTTAGTTTTTGCATTGCTTTATTTGCAAGTAATTTTAGTTTACCTGCACCTGTAATACCCTTGTCTAAAATTCCTTCGTCTAATGCATAGAATTCTAAAATGAGATCGTTAATATCCTCTCTGTCCTCCACAAATGCTTCGGACAGATCGAATGTTTCTATCAATAATCTTTTATTATCTTCTATTTTAATTTGCTCATTAAGCTGATCTTGAATTCTCGATCCTCTTATCAACATTAATTTTTCGGTCATTATTGAAATACCTTAGTCTTTAAGGTATTTAGCACATTATACGAATGTGATTAAATCAAATTCCTGACCTAAAATTGGCATCGACAGCGCCATATACTGTCGAATAACAACATCAACACCAAGTTTCTTATCCTTACGTGCAGCATTACGATCAATTGCCTCTCTAAGCGATAATGGAATTAAAAGTGCATGAGTGTTATATCCATGTTTTCTCGCTTCAGTAATATAAAAACGGCGGCGCTTAGCTGATAGATTTGTATTATCAACGTATACAGAATTTCCTTGCTTTATATGTTGAATAAAATCTGCTTGTACAGCACGATTAAACTCCTTATCTTCACAAGACATGCGAAATGCAATATTATCATCTGGCCCATAACGCTCCCGACGAATTAAATCCATAGAATGTTGATGCACTAATGCTTCGGTTGGATTAACCACTGTATCCAAATTACGAATACGATTAAATAAGGTAGACTTTCCACTTCCTGCTGGTGCAATTGGCATTATTAATTGAGGAACAGCAGTTCCAGTTTTCCCATATTCATTCAAACGACTTAGTTCATTTAATCGTCGCTGCGCGTTATAGAAATCATTGACCTCGTAATTTCGTAAATGTTTTCCAAGTTCGACCACCTTTTCGAGTGAGTTTTCAAATGCCATCACATCGTCAGTCTCACGTCCTGAGTTATCAGCAACTAGTAATTTAAGAAATTCAAGTGACTGTTCTACACCCAATGATTCATATATACCATCAATTTTTTTCTTATCTTTGATGCCCCACGGCCTATGTTTTTCGATCATCATTGTGATTACATAAAAATCTTGCGGTTGCAGATCAAATGTTTTCACAAACATATCAATATTTGTTATGTAAAAATCTTGCCACAGGCGAGCAGAGCGCAATTCATGTTCTGCAAACGAATAATAAGTACCTCGTTCCTCAGAATGCTTTTCTGTTCTAACTGAAGGTTTCCCGACATCATGAAATGCTGCTGCGAATAATGTATTGATATATTCCCTACCGCTGTCAAAGTAACCATTGAGATGGTCCTGTTGTGCAAGGAGAGACATGACCACCATATCAGTATGTGCTGCCACACTATCTTCTCGGTGCCAAGGGGAGTCTTCTTTTGTATTTTTCATATCTTGATAAAGTCGAGTGTTCTTAAACTCGTTGTTATACCAAGAGATGAAATTTTTAGCATGTATGTTCATATTTTAATTTACTCGCGTTACTCGCGTAAGAATTGTTTGTTTAGCATGGTCAAACGTTTCATGTTTTTTAACCGTACCTTTAATTGTAATAAAACGATTGTCTGGTATAACCAAATCCGATGAAGAAAACCATGCAAGCAAATGATCGTCTTTATCAATCATTTTATACAACGTAGTCTCTCCGTAATATCCATCAAATACTTTCGTACTTATGCATTTAACATCAAGTTGAAGTCTATCACCAATACTGCCCAAGTATACATTATTATATGTGGCTTGTGTCTCAATTTTTCTTTTAATTTCATTTTTAAAACTGTTAACTGCTGAGCACAACAACCCAAATTGTCGAATAGTTACGGTTCCACCCTCAATGCAGTTTTTCAAATTAATAGTATATTCATTGTACTTCTTTTGAGTAGTGGCCCATTTAATGACTTCTGATGCCATGTTTTGATCAGTTTTATCTTTCTGAAGTTCTATGACTTTATTCAGCCAAAATTCAGCTTCATGTGATTCTGGTGTATCGCAAATCTTACGCACAATATCGGCTGTAGGGATATGTGTTTCAGATGTTGAACTTGCCCAACCAAATGCTCGTATAACCGCATTAGTCAATGCCAAAATTTCACGAACTCCATATTCTGGAGAAATTTTAAACTTTGATGCATGATACGGAATATGGGGGTAATTTGCATTGATATTCGCAAACTGCATGGTGAATTTAAGTGCTTTTATTAAATCACTAACATCATATCCCAAAAAATCACGCAAGCATGTGCTGCCCACTTGCATAATAGAGCCATCAACATTTGACTTCATCATATATGTTGTTTTGCGTTGCCTTTTTGTATTGCAGTGATCACAAACTGGAAGAGAATTTTTATATTCGTCTGGTATAGTGTCTCCTTCCAAAGAAGCCATGCTAATTTCCCCATTTGTGCGCGAATAGTGAATTGCGCCGATGAACGAATAATCACCAGCGATAACAACACCTCCACTCAACTCACAATCATAGAACTTGACATGCGGTACATGCCAACTGATATCGCAAATGGTATTAGTTTTGTGGTGTGGATCGACATCTATCGCAGCTTCAGTTGTAGCTAACGTGGCATGAGAACATCCCAGTTTATCAGCTAACTTGTTGAATTTTGCAATATCAACATTCAATCGTGCAATTTGACTCTCAGTAATTCTAAATTTAAAAGTCTTCATTTCCAGTGTCAGTGTGTTTGGTGTCCTAAAATTATAACACAATAAATCTTAAAAATTTTGTGACTTACATAACAATTACACCAATGTCTTCATCAGTCGCTTCGTCATATTCCTTTTCAGCAACTCCAGTTTCCCATTCAGACTCGGTAATTCGTCCAAAACCACCAGCATATAACTTTTCAAAAGCAGTATCATCATATCCCGCAAGTTCTTGTAATATGCGCACTACAATCAATAATGCTGAAACACAATCATCAGTAGCTCCCGTTTGTGCTGCGAATGATCCTCGATGTCGAGTAAACGATTTTAATTCTTTGAGTAGTAATGGTGATCGAATTGAAATTGCCATACTTTCAAACAATTGTTTAAATGTAATACACGATCCTATTTTGTTTTTCGATGTTGTTGACATTCCACGTCGTTTTGATTTTGGATCATCTATCAGCATTGATTCTGGTTGATCTTCATCATTTTCATACAAAGCAAGTACGCCTTCACCAACACCATTATTTTCAACAGACCAGTGTATTTCACAATTCTTACTCTCCATGAAAAGAAGAAGATTTTTGATCATTGCATATAATTCCGTAGTAATCATTGTGTTACTACGATACTCTGCTACTTGTACTAATTCTGGAAAACTAAAAATTGTAATTACACTAAAGTCATTTCCGCTGCCCGTAGAAGGGTCCACCCCGACTAAATATGTAGAATTTTCCTTGATATCATCCCAAAATTTTACTTTCTGAACTTCTTTTTTAACTTCATATTTCTTAATATCAGAAGTAACTTGTTGTAAAAATAGACTACTAATAAGTAATGCTTCTGATGATATGAACTGACATTCAAATTCCTGTTTCCATTTTTGCTCGCCCTGTTCAGCAATCATTTTTTGTTTAAAGGTCTCATCTCGCCCCGGTGGTGCATCCCACGGTACATATAAACTCTTGAAATCACCAATACCCATTTCAGCGGATCGCCATAACTCTGCAAATAGACCCTGATCCCCATTAGGCGTACTTGTGATAATAGCAGAACCACCAGTTGATAATGTAGGACTTATAGACGCCCAGAACTTCTCTTGAATGCGAGGATTTACGAATGCAAGCTCATCACAGTAGAGTAATGAGATAGCCATACCACGACCTGAATTTTCTGTAGTTGCTTGTGAGACAATCCTACAACCATTATCAAACGCAAGTTCGTGTTTATTAAATGAATCAGCATCAACTCCGGGCTTAAGCCAGAATGGTAAGTTCTCATATACTCCGCGTATGCGCGAGATCATTTCCATACTATTGTTGTTGTGGTTTGAAACGATCAGTATCGTTTTGTCGAAATTGAAAAGAGCAAAATGCGCTAGGAATGCTGCTGCTGTTTCTGATTTTCCGGTTTGTCTAGCAGACATAACAATGACACGATCATTATTCTTATAAAGATCGACCATTTCTTTTTGAAAGTTATAAAGCTTAAATGGAATCGCACCACGAACCGGATGAATTATTTTCACATAGTTCATGCAAAAATATACAGGGTCGTTCATACATCTCTTTAATTCAAGCATCTGCTCAGCACTAATTTCTACTTCAGCATTCGCAGGTTTTATGAATTTGTTGTTTCTAGCCATAATTAATATTTAGGCTAGAATTTAACTCACAATTTTATTAACTTGTCAATTATATGCTCAAAGTCATCATCCCAAAGAACAAAATTTGAATTTTTGAAATATGGTAGGTTAGTAAAAGTATTGATCGACACATACAACGAATTGATTAAATGCATCTTCCCATTAACCATTGGGTTTATCGATTGCATAATGTCATCAATTGTCGCCAGTGATTGGCTATAAAAATTATCAAAAAATACATAATCTAAAGTAATACCTTTAATATTATACATTACAGCGGCGGTTTCTATGCGTAATATAGAATTTGTGCTGGAATTTTCAACAAGACCAGTATTATATCGAATTAAATTACTGGTATCCACTTTAGTAAAGTGATCAGAAAATGTCTGCATAAAATTCCTTCTATACCCATGATTTGGTACTACTACTAAAATATTTTTATTCTTTTGTGTCAATAGAATCCATGCAATATATGCATTCAATGCTGTGCTGGTTCCCGCTTGGCGCGTCACTTCTATTATTCCACGATCATGTTTATCAAAGAAATTAATCAATGATTTTTGAGTATCATTCAAGCAAATAGCCGATGAATTAACATTGCAAATATTGTTTAAATTTGACATATCTATACAGTATAAAAGAAGAAAGGCTCTTTTTCAAGAGCCTTTTCTAATACTACCTTTGGAGATACTACGAAAAAATCGTTATTAGCCCTGACCACCAAGTGCAGAGCCGGGTCCACCATAACCACCAAGGTCTTGACGGAAATGATCTAGAGACATTGTTACTGTAATTTGTACTGCATCAGACGAAGCATAATCTACATCACCGTAATCTACATTTTCTAACCAGCAACCTTCACATGTAATGCGCTCTACTACTTCATCATCACGACCGCCATCTAACATTTCAAGACGTGTTACGAACTTGTATTGTGAACCTTCAGCAGCAGCGCCAAGAAATGGGCCTTCCGCACCAGTTAACCACTGTTGAATCTGGAGTTGTTGTTGAATAATACGAGATGCTGTTCCAGCAATATCATCTTCGAGAACGAAATCAAGTGGCTCAATTGTGTGTTTACCGGCAACGAATGCACGAGAATTAAATCGATCTAACTGAACTTTTTCAAAATTCAATGTTGGGCGCTTAAATGTAACTAATTGGTGACTTAATGGAAGTGTAGAGCTACCACCAGCCATTCCAACGAAGAATGCTCTCCAACGTTGCTTATGCTTTGGGTGTAGAATTCCTTCACCTACGCCGGGAATTCCGAAGTCGTTTATTGTTGCCATGTTATATCAATCTCCGATATCATTCTTAATACAAAGAATATTTATCAAAGATGATTCTAATAATCTGATTTTTTAACTTAATTAGATGGGTCTGAAGAATCGTTTATCACCTTTGGGTCTTTTTGCTCAACTTCTGCTAATTTTTTAAGTAGATCATTTCTATCGCCCAAGAAAAAATTGTTCTGTGTTGCTGTTGAACTATTATTCGCCTTTTTCTGTGCAACTTTTAACTTATCTTTATTTGCTTTTTGATGTGCAGAATCTTTTGCAGAATCTAAGCCGATGCGCAAAAACTGTGCTGCTACTTCTAAATTTCTAGCACGAAATCTTCCTTCGACCATTGATGCTTCCTGAGCTTGCTGCCCAAAGGCATCCATTGCAGCATCATAGATACTTTGAAATTTTTGTTCATTCTTTTTATCAATCGGATCATAAAATTCTTCAATGATTGGTGCATCTTCAAGAACTTCTTCCAGTGAAGTATCAACATCATCTTCTTCGGTGTCTAATTCAAGTTCTTCAATTTCTTCAGACATGAATGGATTGACAGTTGGTGTTGAACCAGCTTCAATTTCCAAAAGTTCTTCCAGTGGATGGTTTTTAATTTTATCGTCATTCATATCTATATTTAGTTTAAATAAAGATATCCTTTTCTGTCAATATTCTAAACTGTATTCCTTTTTTATTACAGAAGTCCTGTGCTGCTGTCCATTTATCTACATTAGTTTGGTACATGGCCTGTTCATACAAAAAAGTTTGTTGTTTCTTTCTTTTAGTCATCTTTGGTTCTTTTGTCTGTGCATGGGGTTTGACTTCCCATAATTCCTCTATAATTTTACCATGTCTATTTTGGTATTTAACATAGTAATCCGTATAATACTTGTGCATTCGACCTGTTGCACGCTTATAATAGGGAATTGCGACAATTTCTGAACCCCACCGAAGTACATTATCATTCTTGTCTAGAAATTTATGAACATCTAATTCCCAACTAGACATAAATCGTATGTCATTCAAATTGCCGATATATTTTTCAGGATTTTCTGGAGTATAAAATCCCTTAGAGGTGGTTGACATGATTATGATGAGATAGTTTGTGAACTACCAGAAGATACGATTCTATCGGTGGTTGGTTGATTATCGCCGAAATATCGATTCGGAAAGAATGCTCCAGCATCTTCACCTGTTAGTTTCGCAGCGGCATCAGCAGTCATTTCATCACCACCAATATTAATTTCTGGTTGAATTGTGAAATAATCATAATCAATATCCATTGCTAGTGTCTGACCCTCACCAGAATCTGCCATGTTAGCTTCGGATGGATTGAATGTTACAATTCTTGGTGAAAACATATTATATGCACTAAAGGTATTTCCACTTTTTCCATATTGATATATTGAAATCCTGTCAATAATTGATTTTGTTCTATTGCTCTCTGCTTGATTTAGTGGCTTTAATGCTCCAACAGTGGCTGCATATGCAGGAAATGTATTAGAAGCTCCTGTACTTTCCTGCTGTCGTTCTTTGTAGTTAGTAAAATCCATACCATTTTGCTCGTGATTTTTGCGAACCATACTATTTTCATTTCGACTATGAAATGTATTCGCAATTGGTGACATGGCAGATAGATAAAATGCATAGAATGCAGCGGCAGAGTTCAATTGATCATCAATGAACGTCATTGTGACTGGATTGAAAGTAGCTTTTCGAATTCCTTTGGTTCGAAAATTATAATAGTTTAAATCTTCATATTCAAATGTTGCGGAAGGACGTGATGTAGATTTTATAAGAAATGAAAGTTGAGCAGGTAATTGAACTGTTGTTTCTTTTACGTTATTAGCTACGATTTTCTGTCGATCTGATTCACTAAGACCGTTTGCAACACTATTTCTTACTGTACTATTTAAAAACTGTTCTTCAATTCTAGATTGTACTAAAATAAAACTCTCAAGATAAGCTGGATTGAGTGCAATCTCAACAACGAATTGGAAGTTTTGTTTTGGTGCTCTATGGACTAAATCTGTTGCATAGGGTGATGGTCTACAACGAAACTTTTGATAATCATTGCCATTTTCACCAGATAATGGTGGCTTAAATATTTTAGTTGCAATTAGTGCAATGTTCTTGAATTCTCCAATAGCGGTGGGAATATCATCCATTGTGAAATTACCCTGTCGCGCACGCGCAACTATCGCTTTTGATGCACCGACCGCACCATTAACAGCATTTGGATCAAAGGCTGCAACTGCGGATTGAACAGAACCGCCCAATTCCATAGATTCCATTAAACCGCCACCAGATTCATCTAATAACCCTGAAGTATCAGTGTACGTATCTCCAACACGAATTGCGTTTGATGAAACAGCAACCGTTTCTAATGCTTTTCGAATTGAGCCACCACCAACACCTTCGTCGTTTAAGAATTCCAACTTACCGATACTACCGGCAGCATCAAACAGAGTCTTCTTCTTTGCTTGAAGTTGAGACTCTTTGGCTGTGCTACGTGGACATGCTATGTTTCTGTAATCTGGCATGAAAGTATTTATTAGTTGTGTTATCCATTACAAAACGCAACTTTTTATATTTTCAACTAAATTATCGAGAAATTCTTGTTGATCTTCTAATTTTAAACCAACATTAAATTCAGATTCTTTGATTCGAATTAATTTTATACCATTAGATTCACACCACGAATTTTTAAACTTATCACGCTTCAATAATGCATCATATGCATCTTTTGTTTTGTGATAAAAGTTTGGATATGTATAGTGCTGATACCCATCATATTCTACCGCAATGTTTAATTCTGGTATTAATATATCTATCTGAAGTGGATAATTACGACCGTCGCCCTCAGTATATTCTATTGGATGAGTGCCTTGAACCACTTCGATATTCAATGCTTCAGATAGATATGATGCTATTTTAGTTTCACTTTTATTAGATAGTCCACACCGAGGGCAACCAGTCGCACGACGCTTCGAGTTTTTTCTTGGAGGGATTAGATTGTTGGGTATTGCCCACCATTCATGACCATCTATTTCACAACGAACCTTTACTTTTGTTTTACTGTTGGTATATGGAGTAAGAATTTCTATGTTTCGGCCTTTTACTTTTTCAAGAAATTCTTCATGTGTTGATTTTATATTACCATAGCAGTTGGGACAACCAGTTGGGTTTTTAGTACTCGTTAATGAATTTGGTGTTGTTGACCACTCGTAAGAACATATATCACATGAACATTTAACATGCTTATTGACTGCTTTATATTTAGAAAGAATTGTGATATTTCTACCAACCATTTTTTCTAAAAATTCATCGTGTGTTAATTTTAGATACCCACTGCATTTTCTACACCCAGTTCCGGTTCCATTACTTCCACCAGACATTAATTTGTTTGGATTTGTTGACCATTCATACGCGCATACATCACATACACACTTTACATGTGTACTAGAATTCACGTATGGACTTAGAACAGTAATGTTCTTACCCTTCATTCGAGAATTAAATTCTTCTTGTGTTAGTTTTTTTGGCATAGCACATATTATATTTTAATACAAACAAAAAAGCCACCCGTAAGGTGGCTTTTATTGCTTTTTTGTGAACTAGTCTATTATATTTCAGCTCCTTGAGATACAATTCTAATTGGGATGGAAATAAATTCGACGCTCTTTTGAGGTTTAATTAGGATGTCTAAAATTAATTCTGACCGATCAACCACATCAGCAGTGTTATTTGATTCATCACAAACTGTTAAAAAGTCAACAATACCGCGATTAGTCAAAATTGTTCCGAGAAAATTATCTGCCAAAGCCTTCACATTATCACGAGTTCGTTGGTCATTTGGTTCAAATAAGAACCCTACAGTAGATAATCTCAACTGCCTACGAACGTGCATAGTCAATCGAACAACGTTAATACGATCCAATGCGCTGGTAGTTGGTGAAGATGTCTTCTGACCCATTAGAGCGATACCACGACCCGGCTGGAATACGATTGGGTTGATTCGACCACTTGGAACATCCTGATAAAGAGCATCACGTTGACCCTGATTTAGAGCAACTGGTTGGAATGTGTTACCGACTCCAAGAACACCGGACGCATAACCAACATCAGTAACGCCAGTTAGAAGACCACGATTTACACCGGCTGGTGCAAACCACAAATATGAAATATTATCATTGTAGGCCATTTGACGAATTGCGACACCAGATGGGGCAGTTAGTACATTAGACCCATCAAGATTCGCTGCTAGACACCAAGGATAATAATAAGCAACATCAGTGCTGTTTTGACGAGCAGTAGTAGTCGCCCAACCATTTGTTGGGTTAGTAACAGCTTCAGGAGAAAGATTTGGTGGTGTTTCAGCAACAACCAATGCTTCACCCTTCTGATCCGCAGAAAGTGCTAGAAGTTCATCAACAACTTCAGGATAACCCGGACATGCAATAACATTAAATTGAAAGTTTTCTGATCGAACATCAGTGTTGCTTACGATTGCAGACTGTAGAGCAGCGACAATGCTAACTCGACGTGCAGCATCATTTGCACCAAGTGATGTCTTGTTTAAGAAAGAAACAGTAAACTTAAAGTTTGCAGCTACTTCACCAAATAGATCAGACGCTTCGGCTGGTGTCCATGCATCAATAACTGCATTTCCAGCAGCATTAGCAGCAGCAACACCAAGATCAACTGAACCATCAAAACCAATGAACTTGTCACCTGATGCAGCAAAATCAAAACCGTTGGTAAAAATATCAAGAGAGGTTGGCTTGGTTGGATCAACATCATCTTTTGCAGTGAAGAAATCATCTGCTAGATTGCGGAAAGCATAAACACCCTCGTCTTCATCAAAGATAAAATTAGTAGCATCTGATACTAGAGTTTTTAGTTCTTCACCATTAACTGTAGTTTTTTGAGTTTCTAGATTAGTAGTTGCAACAGTAATTGCAAAGCCTGTCTGTGGTGTTACTGGATTCGCAGGAGAAACTGAAATAGCATTTAGTGTTGACGGTGCTAGAGCGTTTCCTTGTGAAATCAGTGCGAATGTCAATACTGCGCCTGAACCATCAACAGTTACCACTTTAACCTGAGCAGTGTTGTTTAAAGTGATAATATCACCAGCAGAATAATTACTTCCACCAACAAAACCGGGGAAATCAACATCTGTCTGAATAAAAGTTTCAAAGTTTGCAAGTTGTGGAGTTACAGTAAAACCATCACGCTCGATACCAACATTATTTGGGTGGAGAGTAGGAGAACCAAGTAATGCATCCTCACCAGCAGCATTTACGATAGATTGTACGGTTAATGCAACACCGATAAATCCAGCAGATGTGCCGGGTGATGTTACAGTAAAAGTAGTTGGCTCACCGGTTCCAGTTGAACCTACATGGCTATCAATCGAATCAATTCGAATAACCATACCGTTTGTAAAAGTAATTACATCACCAATGGCGAAGTTTACTGGTCCACCAACGGCTGCGGTTCCAACTGATGCACTACCATAAGGAAGTACGCTATCAAATTCTGCTTGAGTTTGATTCTGAGTTGCAGGAATTCGATTACTAACATTAGCTAGTACGCTAGCACCATCAGTTGTAATTCCGTTTGCTAGGTTTACGTTGTTGATATAATTTTGAACTAGATTTTGAATAACAACAGAAGCATCGTCAGATTTAGTATCCCACTGAGCCTGAATATCATCAAGACTATCATTTAAGTTTACCTTTGCACGAACAGCAAATGCGCCGTTACCGATGCCGAGATATTGATTCATTGCCATAAGACCATATTCATTTCGAGCATCACCGTGTTGCTGATTTCCAGCACTATCGGTTAGGAATACTGGCTCACCATAAAAATTGATTGATTGACGTAAAGATGTTATACTACGAACGACTGAATCTTCAAAGGTTCCAGCAGCAGGTTCACCATTTGAACGAATTTTTTCGTCTTGTGTTGCGATGAAAAATAGTGGTACTAAACTAGATGCGTTTGGTACAAAAAGACTGTCGTCAATGATGGACGTTTCGACGCCGGGTGATACTAATGTCATGTTCTTATTCTCCAAGAAATTTATACTGTTATTTAGTCATTTGTTTTAAAACATAAATAATTTAATAACGGAAACCCTAAGAAATGCAGGATTTGAAAGAGAAATTAATAGAGTTAAACGTAATCCTCAAAAAATCGGGTAAGCTAAGGTTGAACCCAAGGTTCAAGTACATCATGTATAACAACCCAGAATACTTACAACATATTGTAGAGGACACCTGTTTTCTTAAGTACGATGCCCCGATTAAGGCTAGACTTCAATGCATCATTCAAGATATAAATGAGCAACCATTGTGTAAGAGATGTGAAAAGCCATGTAAGATGACGCTCAATGGAAGTAAGTACAATAATAAATTTTCTGCATACTGCTCTAGAGAATGTGGTGGCTTAGACTCACAAAATATCAATCAAGCACTAAATTCTGAAGGCTAGCGATTGTTTCGTATTCAATGCCATCTTGATCTAATTGACTCAAAGCATCTTCTATTGGATAAAAATCATTAACAGCGCCGACTCGCATTCGTATAGAAGATATAAAATTATTTCGTACTTGAGAAGGTAATGAAAGATATATAGGCGCTCTAAATGTCATAGTAGTTTGGATAATACGGCGATCAACACCGGGGATGCTTTCATCAAATGAAATATTAATCAATTCTAACATTTTCAAACGAGTCCAATCTGCATATTCATCGGATGTATACAACTCAAGAGTTGGATCAAACATTAATAATATCTGCTCTAACATTTCATAATGTTGCTCTGTTGATGATGCAAACATATTCATTTCAAACTGAGCATTATAAGGTATTGGCATTCTTTGTGTAACTGTTTTTAAATCTTCTGGGAAGTTGCCACCAGAAGGAAATTGTGTAAACTTTCTTTCCACTCCAGTACCATGCCTACGTTCTGGTGCTAAATCTATGTTTACTAGAGTGCCAGCAATTACAGGAACTCGCACTGGTGCATTTTGTGTGTTTTTATTAATGATAGACGCAACTACTCGATCAGAACTCCCGTTCTTAACCTGCACATCGATAAACCTTTCACCAAGTTCGTTTGTCTTACCAGAAGACACCTTCAGACCTGTGAATATAGCCAAAAATTGCACTACCAATTTCTTTATTTGTTTATCGTAATAATAATTTAAACCTTCATCTTTCATTGTCTTGTTATCTTATCAATTGGTGTATTTGGATTATTTAGGAATTCACTTAAAACACTTCGCTTATTATTATTTAATGCTCTATAGTCAGATTCAATATATATCCATCGTTTTTTAACATCACTATATCTATGTAGTCTAGCTGGTAACTCATCGTCAATTTTTGTGTATGTCAATCGATGATAGTCTTTATCCTTCGGATACTCTGGAAAATCATCTCCTTCGGTATATGGAGCACTATTCGGTGGCATACCATCTGATGATTGAAATGATCCAAACGATCCTGATCCAATATCAGATGGTATTTCAGCGAGTAATGACCAACCTTGATTTTGAATAATATACTTATATAATTGAATTGGTTGCCCGTCCACTACCAATCTATGGTAATCACCATCATTTGGTTCTTCTGGTAGAGAAACGCCTTCAGTATATGGGAGATTGTCTGGTGGTATTGTTGTGGTGCTTGGTATTCTATTTCTTGCTATTCGACCTGTCTTTTCTATGTTAGTAACACCCGCTGCGCGAGCTTTGACAATTTCTTCAGTACTCCATTCTTTAATACCAGAAACATCAGTTCCTCTTTCTGGTACTTGAATTTTTGATTGAGCATGAATTTCTTCTGTTACCCCGGTGTAATCGGCATATAGTGGATGATTGCCATCATCGCCTCCAAGTAACCCGAGCGCATCAACCTCACGTTCATTACTCAAATCACCAAACACATTTTGTGTTTCTCTTGATGCAAATGCTGGTTGCAAAATCAATCGCTGAAGCGTTGGTTGCCACGTTGGAGTAAATCCCTCTGAAGCCCATAAAGTATCAACAACTTCATAATACTTTTCAACTCTTGTCATGTCGGCTGAATATTGTGCCAAAGATGGTATTTCGATAATATCACCGATAATAAAAGGTCTACCTAACGTAACAACGGCAGATGAAAAGTTGGCGGCAGCAAACAATGTTTCATTAGTCATTTGAAGTCCAAATCGAGATAAATCAGTTTGAGCTTCTTGTAGATCAAAATAAACTTTAACTGTTATAGTACTCATGTCATATTCACGATCACGATTTTCAAGCAAGATTTTATCTTGAACGTTATCTTCATTTGTTGCAAGATAATTGTCTACCATCTGTAACGCTCTTACTGACCAGCTATTGGAATCGCCACCATTAAACTCTAAAGGTCTTATTCTCCAATAGCGTGATGTAACAGAATCTTTTAATAAGAACGTGTTTAAACATTCATCATCAGGAACATTAATTACTTGAACACCTTTCCATTTCATTCCACATTGAGAACGTTCTATTCGTATTTTAGTGGCACGCTCCAATGGATTTGATGATTGTTTCAATGAAATTGCTGTTATGTGCTTGCGAATGGCAGCATCATCAACAGAATATCGGCGGCGTGTTCCCTCATTTGTTTTTATTAGCCCAAAATCGTAACCAATGAATGCTGAGGCTAGTACCGCGCTTTCTCCGCGCTGTATTGACTTCCATGCTGTATCGACTATGGTAAATGCATTTGAGGCCGGATATGCGCCTATATTCCCACTTGAGATAGGATCACCAAAGCCTGTGGCATCAATTAATTTTTCTTGTTCATGAACACCAAGTAACTTATAAACATTTGCATCTGCTGAAGCAATATTTAAACTCTCCGCAACATAAGAATCAATAATTGCAGCATCATTAGATAGAGATAATTGCCAAGTTTTACAATTTGGGTCCAGTGCTGTTGTGGATGCACCACAACCATCATCGACCTCTTCATTATACTTAGGTCCATATGTATTATTACAATCAGTCATGGTATTATTTAGACCGTTTTTTTAATGTTCGTTGGGCAGTTCGCCTTCGACCATATATATTGCCTGTATCCGATGCTTTCACAATAATATCACCATGTGTAACTTTGTTGGATCGAGAACCATAGTCAAATTTTGTTTTAGTATATATAGGAAGTTTAATTTCTGGCCCTTTCTTTCCTTGAGCATAATCAATTCCTTCATTGACAGATTTTGGTAGTCTATACATACCTTCACTTATTTCATAATCTTTATTCTTTCCTGAATTTTTTACAAACCCTTTTGATTTATAAAATTTCTCAAGTCTTGCTTTACTACTACCAAAGTCTGAGGACGCAGTAAGCGCGATAACTTTTGATGAGTTATCTGCATAACTGATTAATTCGTTTATTACTTTTGTAAAAATTCCCTGTCCTCGCAATTCATCAGGTATTGTAATCAGACTAAGATTAATCATAGATTCTGTCTCACTCATCCGCAACTTAACACCCTCTGGGAGAGATGGACTAAAACCTTCATGTAATATATCGTATAGTTTCATTATTATCCTATTACAAAGTCAAAAGCACCAAAATCTTCAGAATTCGATGCAACATAATCTTCCAGTTGTTGATAACACTCTTGAAAGTCGGCAGCAGATGTAGACAGTAAATCTGAAGCGTTTAAACTGGTTCCACCTCCAGCACCGGGCAGGGATTGGTACTTACCGCGCACCTCAGCCAATATCAATCTTGCGTGTGCGAGAGAATATCTTTCTATCCAAGATTTAACCCAACGATCTTTAAACATCTCCTGTTCTGTTCGCTCAGTTGTAGTATCAAGTAACACTCGCTCATGTTTGTGAAAATCTTGATGAAAATACAAAGTTCTATTTGATTCATTGAAGTGAAAATTTAGTTTAGTCGCGAACATCAATTCAATCAATTCAAGGTATTGTTGAGATAAGTGCAACGAAGTCATATCAAAACCACCTGCTGTAGTGCTTCCATAGAGTTGTTGAGCGAACAATTGATCAAACACTGAGTTAGTACTGTATCCACCAGAGAAAGCGCCAGAGCGTCTAAAAGCGCCCATGATATTGACGATTCGATTGAAACCAATTTTCTTGTTAGTTAATGTATAATTCTGTACACCGGGACGTAAATCCAGTAAGAAAAAATTACGGCGATAGGCAATATCACTGCGCTTGCGCAGTGAATCAAATGCTCGATTCATACACCGATCTAATTGCTCATCTGTTAGTTCAACATCAACAGTAGGAAATCCCAATTGAATTTTTATAGCATGTGCTAATTCTCTACGTTCGTCTGGTGTACCATCGGTTCCAACACCAAGTTGAGCATAAGAAGGAACAGACTCAACCGTATCTGTGCCATTAACCACGGCTTGAACTTCGCCGGGAAGTGAGTTAAAAAGAAACTGATCTTCTCGAAGATTTGAATCTATGAACAATGGTGTTTCAAACGGATTATCAGTATACACATTTTTATATCCAGAATTATGGGCAGGACCACCACCATAGGTAACTGGAGATGGTTGCTGTCGTTCATCCTGAAATGTATAACCCGGAATCAACATAAGTAGGCTCACACAACTACCAGTTTCTCGGGTTGTAAATCGTAGGTTCCCTCTCGCATCTAATGATGCTGTTACCTTTGGTGTTGCAGGCACCCATGCTTTACCATCCCATTTCTTCAATTCATTAGTATTTGTATCAAACCATAATTCATCAACTTTGTTTTTAACGGGCTGTGTTGTATATGGAACTGTTATCCAAGAAATACCATTCCACAGTTTGAGTGAGTTATTCGTTTCATCAAACCATGCTTTACCAACTGGAATATCTTCTGGATCAAATTCACTTATAATAACAGGTGTTGCTTGCTCCCATACTTGACCAGCAACTGTTGATGGTATTTGTATTTCACCTGTTGATGAATTAACCCAAGCGGCATCGTCACCAGTTGAAATAGCAGTAGGATCGGTAGGAAAATCAATGTAGTTATCTGAAACCTCATAAAAACTACCATTCCATTCCTTAATTTCATTAGTTGATAGATCATGCCAATATGATTTTTCTTCGATTTCTTCCGGGTTTAATGGATCGGTTTCAGATTCAATTAACTCCGCAACCACTTTCCATGATAAATTTACAACATCCCATTCGAATAAATCATCTGAATCGGCATCCCACCACAATTCACATGATGTAACAGAGGAAGGGTCTTCATGCCATACCAACACGTCAATAGATACAAAATCATTACCAACCAATTGAAAAAATTCATCGGTGGACTCGCGATACCAAATTAAATCTGGTGTCTTTACTGGCTCAACTTCACCAATAACAAAATTAAGTTCGATGTTCCAATCAGAAACATTTCCGAATTGTATTCGTTTGCGAAGAACTTGTTCGGTAGAAGAAAACCAAAACGTCCCAGATGTGAGGGCATCTGGGGCGTCAGACCAAAAGATAGCAAGCTTTTCTTCCCATTCTGAAGTTTCAACATTATATTTGTTTAATGTACTAGTAGATTCTTTATACCAGAATTGACCACACTTGCCAATCTTTGTTAATGATGGATCAGTATCTTGTACGAAGGTTTGTAATTCGCACCAAGCCGTACCACTCCATTCATATGCAGTAGTTCCAGAAAACCAAATAACATTACATTCTGGATTTGATGGATCGGAATCATATACAATTGTTGTTATATCATCCCATAATGGTGTTACTGGCAATACATTAGAATTACGTTGTTTTAACTGTTGATTCTCTTCATCAAACCAATATGATCCAGTGGGTGTAATAGAAGGATCATCAGTATCCACGATAACATCATCAACTGAATTATATTGAGTCCCATCAAACGTCTGTAGTTCTTTGGTTGTTGGATTCCATAACTGAGAACCTGAATTTGGTGGCTCAGCACTTCGAGGTGGATTGTCAATTTCAGCTAATTGCGCATTTACAACATTAATAAGATCATCATAAGTTGGAGCATCGGCACCATCAAATGATACTGTTATTCGATTATCTTCATTTGAATCATTGGGGAAATCAGTATTTAAATCAAATTCAAAACCATATTGTCTACCAGCTTCTAAATTAGTACCATCTGTTAATTGAACGCCCTCGCCATCATTCATTACCACAGCGGATACGCTTGGTGTATTAGGAGCTTTGACATCACCATAGGAATCTGAATATGCTCGGATACCGTCTTGATGGTATTCTAGTGTACAACTAACTGCATATGATCCAATGTAATAAGTGGTTTCAGAATCAAGATCATTGACAACTAATTCGGTTGTCATGTCTTCACCATTGGCCTTTTTATCACCTTCATAAAACGCACCAATAACTAGTGCATCACCGATTACATCACCAGCATGTAGGTCTGGGTCAAGTGATGGATCAGATGTATATCGAACACCGTTAGTAGGAATATTAGTTGCATTAAGTGGTGTTCTAGACGCAACAATAATAATACCACAATAAGCACTGAGTAATGAAGATTGCGAAGCGCAACCGTCAGCAGGCGATGGAATATTCCATTTAATTGTTCCTTGATTTACTTGTGGTACTGTAGGCAAAAACTCTAATAGAATTTTTGCTCCTTCAATTTTAATTGTACCAGATAAATCTGATGCTCCGCTGAATGCCGACATATTATTTTCTCTTCCACGTAATACAGGTATTTAGAGAATATTTAACTTTGTTCAGTGTTGTTTAATAGCCATTTCAATAACTTTGCATCATTCCACGTAGGCTTTTCAGTTGTTTCGTCGGCATCAGTTCCTTCAAATTCAACCTTCACTGCTTTAGGATTATTTTTGTCTTCACATAACCAGCTAATAAACAATCTATTAGATGGCTTTAGTTTAATTTTTTGCTTATCTGAAGATTCACCAATGGGGAAAGTGCAATACTTTTTAACTTCATATTCTATCTGGGTCTTAGGAACTTCTTTCACAGCCTTGCGAAGAGTTTCTTTTGATTGTAGATATTCCTTGAATGATAATTTTCCAGACATGTACTGAGTCTCTTGGTAACGTTCCAAATATTTATCCTGATTATATAAACGTATAAACGAAAAAGGCTCCCGAAGGAGCCTTGATCTTTTTTACAAGTTACTACTAAACTTTTGCTTACGCGAAGTCTAGGTTTGTAACATTGATTTTACCGTAGTAATCACGCGAGTTACCAAGAGATGTTTCGGTTGCAGTGAATACTGCCTTAGCATATCGAGTCATTACGCTCATTACTGGCTGGTGTGTTACTGCATTATATACAGTACCAGATGACATTAGAGGAATGTATGGGCAGTAGAAATAACCTGCATCAGTTTCCTTATCACCACCCTTATAACCAACAAGAATAGTGTCATCGTGTGTATTAGGAACACCTAGATCAAGTCCAGCACCTGCTTGATTCCACAGATAACTATAAACCTTGATTGATCCACCAAGAGTACCTACTAGCATAGTGTTGTTTGGTCCTTTGAAAGAACCCTCAACAGCAGGAGCAAATACCGACTTTGCAGCAGACTGTAGTACAGAAACTAGCATTGGTGAAACAACGATGAAGTTACCAGCACCACGTCGAGTTTTACGAGCGATCTCATTTGCAACATAGTTGATAAGAGGTCCAACGTTAGCTAGACGATCACCTACGAATGCAGGAGCGTAATTACCAGCAGCGCCGCCACCATATACACCAGCACCAGCACCATCAAAAGTAGCAGTGGTTCCAGCGAGAGCTAATAGATCAGCGATGATTTCTTGGTCAATTTCTTGAACGATGTCAGCACTTAGAGCGCGTGTCATTTCATCTTCGATATCTAGACCGTGTTGGCTATTCATATCCTGCATAGCTTCCAGTGTCCAACCAGCTTGTAGCTTACGTGTCTCAGCTTCTACAACCTGTGAAAGAATACGTAGGCTAGCCTTACGACCACCAGTTCCTTCTAGGAAAGAACCAGAACCACCACGATAGTTACCAGCGTGTCCAAGATGTCCAGCTAGAAGTGATTCAGCATATACTTCTTCAGTTCCAGCACCAGCAGCTAGAGATGATCCAGCACCAGTACCACTTGTTGAAGCACCAGTAGACCCATCTGTACCAGCTTGGCCTGCTGTTCCAAGTCCAAACTCACCGGCTTGAGCATCAACATCAGCACCAGAATAAAATCGGCGAAGTGGTGAATCGTTACCAAAAAGTTCTTGATCTGGGCCTGTTAAAGCAGCAGAAGCAGCTCCAAACTCAGTACCATCACCCGGTCCAGCAACATCTTCATATTGGTGACGTAGGGTAAAAACTTGAGCAGCAGGTCCAGACATAGCCTGTACACCAACAAGTTCAGTTGCAATTGTACCCGGAATAACACGACGAATCATTGGGATAAGTGTCTTACGTAGGTTTGCAATGTTGTGAGCTTCAGTTGAGCCAGCAGAAGCGCTTTCCTTTAGGAAGTGACTCTTTTGGTTCTCTAGAAGTTGTGATACGGTATCTCGCTTACCGCCAGAGAGTCCATCCAAAAGCGCACCTTTGGTTGAATCCCAGTTTTCAAATAGTTCATTACTCATTAGAATTTCTCCAGTTTAGTTTAAGTTAAGTAAAAGTTTAAATATGTCGTTAATTCAGTTTCTTATAGTCCAGCCAAACGAAGCATACGCTTCAGTTGTTCTTCTTGATCTTCCAATCCTTCATTAACAACGTCGTTCTCGATGGCAGTATCACTACCGTCACCGGTTACAATTGCCACTTCTTCAGTGACTGTGCTTTCGTTAACTTCTGCGCTTTCGGAAAGTACCGTTTCATCTTCCTTCTCCGATGTTTCTTTAGTTTCACGAATGATGCGTGGTAGAAAAGTTTCAAAACCTTCTTCCAGCTTACTGGTAGCTACATTTTGTAGTACCTGTTCCATTACCGCCCGTTGATTACCTTCGAGTGGGGCAAGAATTGCGTCGAGCTTGATAATACGCTCTAGTTCTGCATGACGAGTTTCAGACTCTTCGAGAGCAATTTGAGTTTGCTCAAGACGAGCTTCCATATCTGCATATGTAGCTTCGCTGTCGTCGTCTTTATGAAATTGTGACATGTACTCATCAGCAACTGCTTCGAAGATTCGGCGTCCGAATTCTTGCTTGCGTGCTTGATCAATATCTTCACGTAGTTCTTCAATTTCTTCATTAAGTTTGATTTCCATAAAGGTATCAATCTTGTCAACTAACTGACTCATATCAACTTGAAGTTCATCAGCCATTGCTGCTTTAGCTTCTACAATCTTCTCAGCATATTCAGCTTCAAGATCACGAAACTGTTCAAAATCTTCTTTTAGTTCATCAACTTCGCGTGTGAACATTTCAGTAAGTTTGGTATCAACTGCTTCGACTAGACGCTCTTTTTCAGCAACAAATGCTTCAGTTAGTTCAGCACGTACATCAGCCTCAACTTCTTTACGACTTTCTTCAGTTGCTTCAGCAAGTTGTTGATCATAAGCAGCTTGAAACTCCGCTGTAGTTTCAGGGGTAAGAATTTCTGCTTCTAGCAATCGTTGTAGCAATTTATCCATGTTTTTTATCTCCAAAAGATTAGTTTTAATATTAGTTTTTTAAAGACAAAAGTCTTTTTACGATAATTATTTATTTTAATAGTATAAAAATAGGATTAAAATTAAATTTAGTAGTGGAAACCCTATAAAATCAATAACTTATGAGTTATCAAGAATTTGAACTTTCTGCATCTTTTTCTTTCTTTTTCTTCCAATAGTCTGTTTTTGAACACTTTTTTGAACAATAAGTGTTATGCTTTGAATATATTGGGTGCCACTCAACTTGCGACATACAACCTTCTAATGCACATTGAGGTTTTATTGATGTTTTATGGTATAAATGCCAAAAACGTTCTTTTAGTGGTGCATAGTGATTGAGAAACTTTGTTCGGAATATCAACTCCATATGGTATTCTGGATGTTTGTTATTAAAACCCCAAAGAACATTTAAGTCTTCTTCAAATATTTGTGTTGCAAGTATGTCTAATGCTGATTCAGGAAATGAATCATCAAATTCATTCATTTTATTTTGCTAGTGTCTTATCCATCCACTTACGAAATTCTTCAACGAAATATTTTTGCGCTGCTGGATCATGGCGAACTGCTTCAGCTAAAGTTTGAACTTTGCGGCCAGAAACATTATCAAGTGATTCATATATAGAAGATGGTGTTGCGCCTTGTGCAGATGGAGTCGCAACAATATCAACAGTTACGCAGTTATATCCTTCTACAATTCCTTCATTAACATTACCAGTCCCGCGTGTGGATACACCTACGCGAAAACCTGATTTGATAATCTCACGAGCAATATTGCCCATAGGAGTGTTTAAAATTTTAGCTTTACCAATTGCATTATTTCCTTCCATCTTTACTTCTGTAATAATGTGAGATACGCGATCTAGATTCAATGAAATAGTTGGTGGATGGTCTAGTTCACCCATAACTCCGTTGTTTTCAAGAATGGAGCGTTGTAATGTGTTTACTGCATTCTCAATTTCTTTGCGGGGGTATACACGCTTATTACGATTTTCAACCTCAGCTTGCATAAAAACACCGTTTAACCAAAGGTCTTTACCATCGTTAGATGTTTCAGAAAGCATATTTGCAGTAGATGGTGCCAATTCTTCAATTAAAAATTCAGTTTTCATTATAAAACTCCTGTCGATAATACTTATTTATAGATATTATCTACCAGCAATTAAAATTATAATACAGAAACTGAAAAGGGGAGCTTAGACTCCCCCCTTTTCTTACACCACAACCACGAGGTATTTTACTTAGTCTTCTTCAGGTTCTACTTCTTCTACTTCTTCAGGTTCTACTTCTTCTACTTCACTATATTCAGGTTCAGTAGGGATACCAAGAATGCCTTTTACAATATCAGTAGATGCACCATGAAAATCAACTTCGGCCTGTTCTTGGTTATCATCAACAATTGAATCAATCATTGACCTAATTCGCTCTTTACGTTCTTCTGACATGTGTACTTTCTCCAAATAATATATTACTTATAATATTATTTATAGCTTATAAAAATGTGCGTTTTTTATGTCTCAGCTGGTTCTTCTGTAGCGCCGTCAGCTGTAGCACCCTCACCTTCACCTCCACCCTCATCAGGCAAATCTTCAGTTCCAGACGTAGTATCAACAGTTTCACCACCAAAACCAGCTTCTGGTTCTTCAGTAGCTTCACCATATAACTTGCCAATCGCAGCAGGGCTATTGTCATCAAGTGCAATTCCCAATTCCTCACGCTTCATTCGCTCGTTCATTATAATCTCTTCGTCGGTCAATTTCAAATAACGCTTCATAGCAAAACGCTTGGAAAGATATTCAATACCATCAGCGCCACCATATTGACTCAATAAACTACCATCAAGCTCTTGTTGTCGATATATACCAAAGTTTGATGGTGATGGTAATCGCAATCGATACATCAAAGGATCAATATTGATTTTAGCTATCTTCAAAAACTTCTTAAATTCATAATCAAGTACGTTTTCGATATTTCTTTGCAAACGACCTACGAATTGTGCGAAGCGAAGTTCTTGGATATACGCAAGGCCAGTTTTACCATCTCCAAACGCCTGTCCACCTTTATCAGCACCCATCATATAAGAAACAGGAACGTTCAGTCCCTCCCAAACTTTATCACGAAAATATTCCAAGTCGTTTGTTTCACCAGTCGATGCTCCACCGGGTAATGATTCAATTCTAGAACCACGTCCTTCTGGACGAACAGCTAGGAAAAAATCTTCATTCATACTTTGTGGGTTATAAACACTATCAACAACTTGCTTACCACCACCGAAGGAAGGAATTTTTTTCTGACGAATTTCATTTTTATATTGCTCTAGATGTGCCTTTGCTCTTTGCGGTGGCATTTTTCCAGTATCAATATAGAATACTCGACGTTCTGGGGCACGCTGAACTCGATAGATAATAATCGCATCCTCTAGTAATTCTTTTTGTTTATGTGCTTTATAAACAGATGCCAAAACAGATTCTCCAAAAGGAGCAGAGTCTGACATTTCATCATTTAATGTAAATTGAACAATTTCACTTGCAGGCACTAACACAGTTCCGTTTTCTGATCCATTCTGATGAACAGGTTTTTGTACAGAATTTAACGCTCGTACATCTTTAATTGCAGTTCGAATTTGCCATCCAATGATGTGTGTTGCATCTTTTGGATTTACTACAGCAGAAACAACGTTTTTTGGATTTATATATTCCCATTTCTTATCAAACCGAGTTGGGTCTTTGCGAAAAAACACATCACCATACTTAATGGTATTTCGACAAACATTAAATAGTTTCTCTTCCCAATTATGAATATCACCCCATCGAGCCAACGCTGCTTTAATAGTGATTACTTCTGTACTATCATACTTTGACTTATCGGTTGTTAATAACTCAATGTTAATCGGCTCATTTGTTTTTGGGTCATTACCTGTCATTTCCTCTGCAATAGTATTCAATGCGCGAGTCACCTCGACATCCTGATCCATAACGGAGTATTGTTGATATTGTATCTGCCTAGAGGGTGAACCTTTTACAAGGTTTTGATACCACGAACTATTTGCATATGTAGTGGCGGCAGTAAAATCTTGATTTGAATCAATTTCTACTTGACCGGGTTCCGGCTGTACGATCTTAAAAAATGTTTCAAAATTTGCCATTAACTGATTTCTCTTAATCTATCAGTATATTTAGCAAAAAATAAAAAGCATTATCGAACTGGTATAACTGATGTGGTAGCTTCGATAGCTTCTACTGTCATTTTTGCATTTTCTTCTTCTAATTTCTGGGCTTCTTCCATTTTTGCATTAGTTTCTGCGATATATCTATTTCCAGCTTCATTTAAGCTAATCAATTTATTAATCCCATCTGCAATTAACTGATTTACTGCTTCCTCAGCTTCTGCTGAATGTTTAATTTGTTCAGGAACTTTAGCTAGTTCGGTGGCTTGAGTCTGTATTTCATCACTTGATGATTTAAATCTATCTGGCGTCCAAAAATCAACCGTTTCATTAAATGTATTCTTTACGCCTCCTACTACTGCATCAAATGCGTCGGTAGTAGCTTCTATGGTATCATCAAATATTGCAAATGCTTTATCCTTGAGGTATTTAAACCCAGCACCAAAAATATCACCAATTGATCTAAAAAAATCACCAATAACGCCGACAGTATTAGTAAGTCCAGTTGCAAACATATTTGGGATACCTTTTACAAAATCAGAAGCATAATTCCAAATGCCTTTCACTCCCTCGACTATATTAAATACTATTTCTCCAATCTTGTGACCAATTTCTGGAAATTTTTCATTGATATAATCATTAATTTTTGTGCCCATTTGCCAACCAACGTAAAAAGAAGCTCCCAAAGCTGCTATTGGTGCTAAAATTTTACCAGCGACCAAAGTAAGAACTCTAAATGCAGTGCCTACCTTCCCTAAAATTCCAGCCACACCTTTGAATAACTTAGCAATTATTCGAGGAAACATTAAAGTAAGTGCTGCACTAAATGCTCCAAGAAACAGTTTAACTAAGTTATCATTTTTGCCGTTGTTTATTATATCACCAAGTCCAACAACTCGATCTATCCATTTATCTAACCAAGCTGGCTCGTCAGGTGGTGGGGTATTTTCGTTTAACTTGTTTGTCAGTTGAGTTACAACAGCAACAAAAGGACTATCTGGACCAAGTAGTGGATTCAATCCGTTAATATGATCTTGCACCATTTCTGCCTGAAGTGATCCACCACCTCGTCGGCCAGCTTCCATATTAGCTTGAGACATGATCTCTTGTAAGCGTTTCTTTTCACCTTCTGATGCACGATTACCTTTTCGCATTATATCAGCAGCTTCGGCTCCCTGTGCTCCCATGCCCATAGCACCGAGTGATGCTTGAAGTTTTGCAGCGTTCTTAAGTCGATCTTTGGCAGTTCCACCCTGTGCTGCTGTCATTGCATCAACAACCGCCTGTGCTTGATCTGCGCGTAAACCATCGTTTATTAATAACTGTCTTCGATTTTGCATCTCTTCCATTGCTAACTTACGTTGGCTTAGCGACATTTTATACATAGCGGTTTGTGTTGAAGAACTATTTCTCAATGCTAAATTTAATTCATTAAATTGATCAACCGTTCCGCCTGTTGTTTTTTGAAAATCGATAAATCTTTCATTGGCATCACTTATGAATTCACGCAATCCTTCTTCAGTTTGCCCACCAGATAATCTATATAACTCAGATGATTTAAGTGCTAATTCACCAGCTGATTGTAAACTACCAGTAAACCCAACCATCTTTCTTGAATTTTCTGCCATTAACTCGGTAAATGCATCTGTGCCCATACCAGCAGCACCCATTGTTTGTTTATATTGCGCTGTAACTTTAATCAAATCAGCATGTGACATACCAAGTAGCCTAGCTTGCTTCATTTGATATAATGTTACTTCACCACCAGTTGATGCAGCAGCTACGGCAACATCGTAAGCCTCAGCACCTGCCAATTTTAAAGCGGTAACAAATCCTGCAAGAGCTTTATTATTATTAAAAAGTTCGCGTGTATGTTCAGCAAATGATTGATTTGATTTATTTAATTGTTCAACGTTTTCTTCCACAACCTCACCAAGTTCTTCCATCTTTGCTTGGAACTCTTCAACAGTCATAGACCCACGTTTAATAGTAAATCCAAATTGTTGTATCATTCGATGGTTGAAATCAGCATCGGATGTAGCAGTGTTTAAAATCTCTGCATATTTTTCTGCTTGAGTTTCAGCACTCGCACTCATAAGATTGTTAATTGATTCAATTGAACCAGCAGCAACAGAAAATGCCTGTCCTAATTCAGACGTATCTTTTGCCAACTCATCGCGTATTTTATCGTGAGCAGCTTTATCTTCCTTCATTGCCTTTTTGTTGGCAGTATCTTGGGAACGACCGTCTACAAACCCACTACGAGCTTGTGTCTCTCCACCAAAACCGCCATTTGAATCACCACCATTTTGAGCACGCATAATTCCAACCAATGTTGTTAATTCATTGGCTACTTTTCGCAATTCTGTATTCAATACTTGATCGGCATTTGCCATAAAACCATCCTTTTACATAACAACTAAATATTCATGATTATTACCGTATTTAGAAAAAATGAGAGATGATAAAATATGAACGATAGTGTTGATCCAGAAATTGAAATTCCGCGAGTATTAAAAGAAGTCAGCTCAGATAAACCGATAAATCCACTTTTAGAACGAGCTAGATTGCCCGGTGAAACAGTGCGTCTTCCTTCGTGTGGTATTTTCTATACCAATGGTGAATTATCTGACGATGTTGAAGATGGTGAGGTTCACGTCCATCCAATGACTTCAATGGATGAAATCACAATAACATCTCCCGCCAAATTGTTTTCTGGAGAGGGAGTCGCTGAAGTCATTAGTCGCTGTGTACCAGCAGTCAAGGCTCCTTATGAATTATTAGCTCAGGATGTTGATTTCCTATTATTATGTCTTCGTAAGGTGTCTTACGGTGCTACATTTGATTTTGAACAAATTCACGAAGATTGTAAGGCTGAGCGTGAAGAAGGAGTGCCCATTAGAAAACAGTCATTTCAAACCAATCTTGGTAAGATGTTAGCAAAAACAAAAGAAATTGACCCATCAACACTATCATCAACATATAGAATTGAATTGGAAAACTCACAAATTGTCAAAATGCAACCAATGAGATTTAAATCATATGCAAAGTTAATGCAACTTATTGCGAAGGATGGAGACGCCCCCATTAATGCTGAGGAACAGAATATATTACTTTTAGATCAACTATCTGATATGATTTTATCGGTTGATGAAGTTGCTGATCAAAAAATGGTTAGAGAGTGGCTAGAGATTGTATCTCCGGTGACTGTAAGAGAGATTAATAATTCAATCAGTGAAATGGGTTCATGGGGAGTAGATACAAAATTCACAGTTAAATGTCGAGATTGTTCTGAAGAATTTCCAGTTGAGTTACCAACTAACCCTTTAGCACTCTTTTCCTAATATTACGCACCAAAGACCCAGATCGAATTAGGAAATATATAAGATCGCTGGAAAAAAATGCTGAAAACGTTATTGAAAGCGTCATCAGCATTTGTTATTTCATGCGCGGTGCGGTGACATATGAAGAAATGATGCGTAGAACACCGGGTGAGCGTGATGCAATGTCAAGATTTATCAAGAAGCGATTGGACGCTCAAAAGGATTCAATGTATCCAGTTTATTAAACCATAGAAAACCATCGTCGAATATCGAATGGACTTCCATTTTCAATTCTTTCAATTCTTTCATACAGTGAATCGTATCGATCATTAATATATTCTTCATGTGATAACTCACGAGATTCAGCACAAATATTTCTGTTTACAGAATCTGCAATCGGGCATTTAAGCGTATAAAACTTATCACGCTTAGTCCAATATTCATCTGAATATATGAATTCTGGAGTGTATCTATCATTTACAATATTCAGTGTGTGGTGAATATTTTTATCAACTAGATTATTTGCCTCGATATACCCCATGAAGAAAAAGGCAAACATGAGAATTATGAACGAAACAAGTGCAAATTTAACAAAAGAAACGATTTGATTTAGAATTGACATTTTATATCTCCGTTGTGTATGCGATAATTATACAAACGAAAATTAATTTTTAATGTGTTTCAACTCACAAACTTTAAACGCCAGTACCCCATACGTCTTTTTGAGAATCTTTCTTGATTGAGTTTTGTTGGGATACTAATGCTTTTGCTTTGTCTTCACCAACAGCACCTACTAAATCGCGCCACAATCGATCAGAATGGTCTTGATTTTCACCAGTAGCCTTCACTTTACGGTATTCAGATGCTATTTTAGCTGGATTAACTTTTGGTGCAGGAACAACGCGCTTCTTTCGTTCTTCTTTAAATTTTGTTCCTAAAATCTCAGTCAATAACATTTTTAATCACTCCGTCATCAAAATATTATTTATCAAATTACACTTCGTGATATGCATCTTTCCACCATTGCGGAATGATTTTCTTATTCTGATTGTATAAGTAACCAAACGATTCATCCAGTATGTAGGTTGTTCCTTCATCATCAGGAGTACGAACAATTCGACCACAACCTTGAATAATATCAATGATGGCACGTCGCTGATACCATTCATTTGATATAGTCATTCGCTTCTTAATCCATGCATCACCCATATTTCCAAATGGAATTTTGGCAAAAATCGCAAACCCACCTAAATCATATTTTAGATCAAGCCCTTCGGTACTGGAAGGCGAAATCAAAATTGCAGGTGTTGTTGATTCGTCTAGGAAGTATGTAATAGCTTCATTGCGATTCATTTCAGTGCCCGGATTGTGATGTACCAACTCATGTGTTTTAGTAGATAGGTTTTCAACCAACCATTCAGCAATTGCAAAGTTTCCAGTGTGGATAATGCCATTTTCTCCTTCATGCATTTTTGCAATTTCGACAATAGTATCTATCATCTTTTTTCGATTCTTTTTATTAAAATCATCTTTCCACTTATAATTCATTTTCATTCGAGGCATAAACACAACTGGGCGATTATCAGGGTCGAACTCAGAATCAATTGAAATATACGCAACATCATCAGGATTCAGTCCTAATTCATCACAACATTCTTTTTTGCCAAGAAATGTAGATGACATAAACAAAAATTGTCTTGCAGTGGGTTCCATGATGTTCTTAAAAGAATAATGTCCATACAGTCGCTTCAATTCAACACCAAATTGCGTTTCAACCATAACATAATCCCGGTCAATATCATCCATAGAAGCCTTTAAGATTGAAGTGCATGTATTGATTTGACTCTCTATGAATTTCAATTCTTTTGTTTTCTTTGCAACCATTCGAACATCTTCTGTACCTTTCATTAATTCAACTTCAGTAAGTAAGTGATCATATGCTTCAACTAATGAAGAATAATAATCAGACCGAAGAAAATCTACCATTACCTTAATATCTCGTGTATTTTTATTTGGCATTTGTAATAGATGATCCGTACACCACTTATCAGTGATTTGTATTGAATCGAAACCAACTAAGTGATTTTCTAATGTATGTCCTTCATCGCAAATAGATAATTTGCGAACAACTGGTTCATCATCCTTTTTGAAAATTTTAGTGTATTTCCATGCGGATAATGCCATTTTATAATTCATAACAGTATTGTTGGCAGAAACAGCAGCATCACGAGCATTTACATAAGGACAATTGGCACAACGTGGTTTAACAACAGAACCAACTGCACAACTTAACCCATGCTTTTCTGTACAAGTATAATTAGCTTTGCCATATAAAGATGCCATGTTCAGCGTCTTATCTGATTCGAAATCATTTTCATATTGATGTTGTAAGATAACTTGTGGAGTTAGTGCATAAGCATGATTTTTCATATAACGAGAAAATGTCATACCAACCATTGATTTACCACAATTATGGGTTACTGTAAAATCTCCCATCACATAAAGATTGTCAGAATCTACGGTAAATCCATAATAGCGATCTATTGTCAATTCAGTTAATGAAAATCCAGTGACAGTTACTCGTTTTTTCTGACTTCTTTTAGTCTGTGTTTTTCTGATTAAAACTGATGGAATATTTTCCATATCACCAGAAATAGAAACTCGAAAATAATTGACATCATTAACTATTTTAATAGATTTATATGCTGCTAACCCTAGACTTCGACAAATGAAGATTATATCATCTAGAAGGCGCTCAGATTTACTTACTATTTCAATGCAACCGGTACTGAGATGACCATCTGAATCTATTAAACCACCCAATAGACTTCTTCGAGATTTTATTGAAGCAGTCTTGTATACATGAGGTATAAACTTATCATGACATTTTGTTCCATATAAATCTAATTCTTGAAGTTCGTTAATCAGTTGATTTTTATCCGATCTTCCTCCAAGATAACCCGATGTAAGGTATAATGTAACTGCGTCTGTATCAGTTTTTTCATTAATCCTCACTTGAAGATTATATTTGAGAGCTTCATCATATACAACTTCTTTAATTTCTTCATCTATAGTTGTAACACCAACACCATTATGTAAAGTGCCATCCCCAAGTAATATACCAAGAAAATAAGGATCGATTGTAGATGATTGGCATGTTTCTCGGAATGAGAGAGCATTAGTTCTATATAACTTAATATTATTTTTAAAATAATCTGATTTTTGAAGAAAGTCTTTAACTGAAATATTCACCACATCATTATTATGTTGAAACCCGCCTTTACCAGTTGGTGTTGTTTTTAAAGACAATACATGATGTTGATTGACAACAAAAGAATCACCTTTAGTGGGTGTGACTCGATACATAACATCATCACCTGATACTAGTCTCAATACATTCCTCGGTTCACTGTCTGGACCCATTAATTGATCACCAATAACAATGTTCTGAACTTTTTTAAAAGTCCCATCGTACATTAGTATATCTGTATTCTTTTGATGGCATCCCACAGGAGCTTCTAAGAACAAATATTTCTTGTGTTTATTTTCGACAAGCCAATTCAGTGCTTCTATTTGAGCCTTTCTAGGCGGTTTATCATCACCACCTACCCAGTATTTTGCTATTTCTTGATTAAGTTCCATTGAGGAATTATATCACAAAACGAAACGAAACGAAACTTAATATAACTTTAAATGGCCTGTTAATGGATATAAAATTTCTTCTGGAAGTGGACCAATACCCAGACATGTAATTGTTGGTTCTTGAAATACTGTTCTTCCTGCATCTGTGATTAATGCATGTGGATATCGACCTTTAATACATTCATCATTCAATCTCAAGATTGAATCTTCATCATCACACCTTAATATTATTTTAGTAAATGAGTTAGAAATCCATTCAGTTCTAGCATGTTCCATTTCTAATGTGAGTAAATGAAAACACGAAGAATGTTTCGGTTCAATTTTCATCCCATCTAAAAATGCTGCCATTGATGCATGTGAAACTTGTGATGCAAGTTTTCCATGACGAAGTTTTGATCTTAAGTCATTACGAACTACGATAGCTTGTTTTATTTTTAATTTATCCATAAATGTATTCTACCACAACCCCTAAATCAAAAAACTCCAGTTTGGTGTATTTGTTCGAAGGGTTTCCCTGAGAAAAATGCATCACAACTCCACGAAGTGGCTATTACAAATAACCCAGACGCAATTCCCCTTAAATCTAAAATAGCCTAACATTTATAGTTATGGCATATTGTTTAACCGCTTCGCTGACAATATGCAGGACTTTAGAGTTTTTATTCAATGTTCGTACCTCACATTTCAATAAACTCTAAATCCTAGATTTGTCTTAGTCTTTAAATAATTAAGACAAAACTTTTTTCTCCCCAGTTGATTCGATATGTGCATTAATCTGGCTCAACTTTAACGTAGTGGTGGACGCATTTATAGGCCATTTGTGTTTGTTTCACCCACACTTCCACTTAGCAAAACAACTCTCATTTGATAACGAATTTTAGTTCGTATCCAGTATCAGTAATTTACTTCGGATATCCATTAACGCTCCCAATCCTTTATGGGTTACGATAACGGGCCTTGCAACTCGACTGCACCTGATCAGTGTTATGTAGTTTCCACTGATAATGACCGATTAATAAATGATCGCCCTCATCTGACCACTCGTGGTGAGTGATATATCGTCTAGTAATTGTCTAAATAATTGTCTAAGGTGTCTATTATTTGTCTAAAAAGATATTCCCGCTAGTGTCCCGCTTACTCTTCTTCAGCACTCATGTCTCGGCCTAATCTTATAATGTCTATTATTTGTCTAAGTAAATGTCTATTATTTGTCTAAGTTTTCTAATTCTTGTAAATTTTGCTTGAATAATTCAGGCAATGTCCGATTTAAACATTCTTCATAGCATTTGTCAATACCTTTTTCAAAAATTTCTTCAATTGATGAAATATATAATTCGTGTTCAATACTACTAACTCTCGCTTTTAATGTTTCAACAGTATCATTTACGTCTTTACTAACGAGTTTCTGTTTGATAATAGGCCCAGAATCAAGCTCAGCAGTTACAAAATGCGTTGTGGCACCATGATAGACATCATTGATATCTTTATTCGCAAGCGCCCTCTCGTGCGTGCGTAAGCCCTTATATTTGGGCAATAGAGAAGGATGGATATTAATCATTTTTCTCTTGTATTTTTCTACGATATGCGCTGGTAATATACTCATATATCCAGCAAGGCAAATTAAATCAGGCTTTGATAAACCTATTAAAGCATCTAAAATAGCATGTTGCATCCATTCAAAATCATAAAAATCACGTCTATTATGATAACATTCAATACCTCGAATGTTGCACCATCCTTTTGTTAATTGAAATTGTGTGTCTGTTTGGCTGCTTATTACCGTAGTAACCTTGCCATCTAACCGACCACTTTCACACGCGGCTACAATAGCCTTCATGTTTGATCCTTTGCCAGAAATTAAAATCGTTATATTGTTCATAACCTATTATAGCATTATTTTAGTTCAGTAAGTTCGTCTATTTGAACAACTTCAATTACATCTGTTTTGAATTTATCGATGTAATACAAACCGATAAAATATGCATCTGCTAAATCAGCAAGTCCTTTTGATCTTAAATATCCAGCATTGTAAAAATCATTGTATACATCTTCTGGTAATGCAGCCATCATATCTTTTTTAGTAACTTTTTTCTTCGCACTACCACCATAACCAGTCGCAAATTTTTTGACTGACGTGGGAGTTACTTTTGGAACAGTGTCAATTCCTAATTGTTCATAGAGCTTAACTTCGATTGCAAATAACAAACCCGCTAAATTTCTAGTCGCGTCCCCTATAGAACCATATGCAAGACTTTCAGTAACAAAGTCATCACATTTATATTCATTAAACAAATCAAGCAAACGAGATGCTATATAAGATATTCTTGCAACATTTGATTCATCATTGGTTGTTTTAATGCATTCGAAATGAATTAATTTTTCATCTTCAAAAATACAAACACCTGTACATGTTATTGATTGGTCAACACTCATTGTTCTTTTCATGCATCTATTTAGATGCAAAAATTAACCGTTAATTTTCTGGATATGTTATCGTTGTGAAATCATCAACTAACTCAACTTTTATTATTCTATCGAAAGTTGAGTATAGTTCTTCTTTATGAGAGATTACAAAAACTGATAACCCTTCAGTCAATCCTTTGTTAATTAGCATATTTGAAGAAATATCAACACCCTCTGCATCTAATCCGATGTCTAATACTTCATCTAACATACAAATGTTTATTTGACCATGAAGATTTTGTAAAACATCTCTGAAGGCAAATGACATCGCCAAGTTAACACGAGCCTTCTGACCATTAGAAAGGTTGCCAAAGTCTAACGACCTACCAAATTTACTAACAGTAGCAGTCATATCATGCTTGAATTCAATTGTTTGGGGTAAATTAAGTTCGTACAAATAATGATTCAATCTCTTATTTAGAAATGGAATATTCTTGTTGATTAAATTTTTACGAACAAAAGAATCTTTCTTTGTAAGAAGTTTTAATACCATGTTCTGATGTTTTAATAAATCTTCGAGATCATTTATAGATTCCATATCAAAATCACTGGCATTCACATCTAATAACTCTTCCAATGTTTCCATATGTGGATTTTCTTGTTTATTCAACTCTTCAATTTTCGAAGCATATTTTTCTATTTTTGATTCTACTTTAAAAAGTTCTTCAACAGTGTTAACTGATGTTTTACTCTCCAGTGATTCTATTTTTTCATTAACATTATCTATTGTTGATGTTAATGTCGCTATCTGTTCTTCTAAATCAGTAATTGAACGATCACACGTCTTCAATGTTTTCTTTGCAGAACTTAATTTTTCTTTAGCAACTTCCATGCTTTGCTTGCAATAAGGGCAGTTGCCATCCTTTAAATGAGACATTTCTGCTTCTGTATTTTCCTTTAGCTCCTTATGTGATTTAAGTAGATTACGAATATCCTTTCGAGTTGGACTCAATTCACTCAACTCAGCCTCAAGATTTTTTATTTCATCAAATACAGATCGTTCATTTTCAACATCAATAGACTTTGCATGTTTCAGTAGTTCAGAGAGTTCAGAGAGTTCGTTTTTAGTATCCTCATTCCATTCTTTCATACGACGCTCGGCACTTGTTAACTGTTTTTCATGGCGCTCTCGTTCTTCCTGTAATGCTTCTCTTCTTGCATGGTGGATTTCAAGCGACTTCTTCGTATCCTTGATTTGACCTTTTAGAATTTCGGCCTTTTCACTAAGTGATGTTAAGTCAAACAATTCTTCTATAATAGCGGTTTGACATGCCTTTGTTGAATGACTTACTGGTAGCGACAAAAAAGGCTCATATGTAGCAGAGATGGTTACAATCCTGATGAATAGATCATAGGGCATTCCCATAATACTCTCGATTAGTTTGTTTGCATTGTTCGCACTATCAGGGGTGATATCTTCTTCTCCGCGATATATTGTTACATAATTCCCAGCAGCCCCTGTGACCATTTTTCTACCACGTAATATCTTATATTGCTCACCATCTTTACGAAATTCAAGTGTGGTTAACATGCGCTTTTTATTGATATTGTTGATTAGATCATCTACTCTTCCAGCACCGTTACTCAATGCTTTTCCATAAAGAGTGTAAACAATTCCATTTAATATTGTTGTGTTGTGGGTTACGATAAAATCGTCTGTTATATATAAATGATCGGGATGATTCACCATAATACATTGAGCATCCCCTCGTCTAGAAAACTCTACACTAATTATAGATAATTGATTGTTTGAATATTGTGTAGTTTCGGTTAACCTATCCATTTTTCTAGGTAACTGTACTAAATCTCGTCTTGAGTGAAAGTTTATTGTTACTCTATATGACAATTTTCCTCGTTTTTTAATACCATTATGTTTATAGTATGTATACCGCTGATCTATTTTTGCAGTACCGCCTATTGATCTTATTAGATATTGAAAATCTTCTGATAGTTGTTTACTGGTAGATGTAAAAGTCATACCCTGATTTTTTCCAACAGTTCCGTCTGAATCCATCAGTCCTTGTATCATGGCAAGTCTATCTTCATATGATGTAGATAAGTATAAATGAGGTACAAACTTTTCATGTGAATATAGCCCATATAGACCAAGATCAACAAGCGCTCGCTTTGTATTTGTTCCATTTATTCTATAGTCGTATTGATCACTGTATTTAACATAATCATTGATGTTTTTTGCTGATTCAGTAATTTTTGAAATTAAATATTCGTCAGCAGATGAAAACTTAACAGTATCGTCAGTAAATCCTCCATCACCCAATAACAGTCCGAGATAATACGGGTCAAGTGGTAAATTATTGGACGCATGATCAAAACATTCCTTTTTTATTAAAGGAACAGATAGTGTGAGACAGTTTTTCCCACCATTATTAGTATTATTCTTAAGTTCAAGTTGATCAATTATTTGTTGAGTTGTAAGTGTTTCGTATTTATTGCCTCGTTGATGACACTTAGCAGACCATAAATGATCAAGTGTTACTTCCGTACTTCTTCCGTCTTGAAAGGTCACTCGATATAAATCCATCTCACCTTGTGGATAAACACCACTTACTGGAGCAATACTTCCATCTGGCATTTGTAAATCTGTGCCAATTTCAATATCCCCCATTCGAATCCACCCGGTTGGAGTTTTAATCATAGAATCTACGGAATTTGCTTTTCCTGCACCATTATGCCCGCATATCAACGTTGTCATTTCGGTGTTAAGTTCAAATTCAACAGGAATTTCACCAAACCCAAGAAAGTTTTGAAATGTTGCTTTATCGAAGATTATCATTTTTACACTATTTCTCTTAGTTTAATTAGGGTAAATTATTTTACTAAACCGTTGTATATAGCAACCAATACGTCATTATCGAGTTGTTCACTCTCAACATCAGCCAACATATCAACTACCATTTCATCAACGGACGCCATATCATCATTGAGCCATTTGTTACTGGCCTCGGTTTCAGTAATAACATCACTCATTTCAATGGATTCCTCTAAAGAAAATGATCTAGGTAAAAATTCTTGCATTAATTCTTTTTGTAATGCAGCACTTTCTTCATACGTGAGTTTTTGATCCACAATACATTTTACATAACAGCGATTATCTATAGTCACTTTTCCGTCAAGTATGTCGGACAATGTTGTTTTGATATAAAGTGGACCATCTTCCCAGTTTGTAAATTCAATTTCTTTTGATTCAAAATCATATGTAGCATAGCCACGGTTTTCATCACCAGCATCACTATAGCTAGTTGGGAAGGGATTGCCCATATAAACAACGTTTTTGCCTTTCTTCGCTTGGCGTTTATGAAAATGACCGGAAACAATTAAGTCGGGTTGTGAAAAATCATCAGGATCGACACCACCTGTCATAACCATACCATGACCAGTAACTTCATAGCCATTGAATTCAAAGTGTCCAAACCATAATGGTACTGATAGGTATTGAACTAGGTCAACCTCTTCTCCGTGCATTAAAAATGGACAAAACAATATGTCTTGGTATTTCCTATTTTTCTGCTTGAGAACCGTTGGGTCTTCAATTAGATGAACATTTTCAAACTGTTCGAAGAAGTGTAGTGAGTGAATTGAACGATCATTCTTCTTATATAAGTCATGATTGCCTAATACGATATAAATCGGTAGCCCAAGATCATTCAGTTTTTTCATACCTTCATAGGCATATTTCAATGTATGTAAATTAATAGCAGTTCTATGTTGATTCCAATCACCAAGAAACCCAATAGCATCAATTACTGGGTCTGCTTTAATTTCTTCGATACAGAAGTCAATAAATGCATCATTGTCCATATTATGGCGTAGACCACGCTCTTTATCAGCGTCAGCAGCCCCATAATGAATGTCTGTAAACATAAACATCTTTTTAAAATCTACATTAATTGTTTTCATATGTGAGTATTATATCACAATTTATGACTATAAGAACTATTCCTCAGAACTTTCTGTATTTTGTGTAGATTTGTGTTCATCCTGATATGAGAAAGATGGCGTAAGTCCTTGTTTTACCATCAATTCATCGCGAATTGTTCGTTGTCGCTTTTCTTGATTTAAAATTTGAATATAACTATTTTGTATACAGGTAGTATAGTAAGCAAAAGGATTGGGTTTGTCACTTTTTTCAGGGTCAAATCGATCCCATGTATTCATAAGCATGACTATCGCATAACTTCGCATATCATCCAAGTATGTGTAATTAACAAAATTACCCTTCTTTGAAATTCGATAGACGAGTAATTGGAGCATATGAGCAAATTTATCTGTCATCTGGCCCTGTTCCTTACTCTTCTTAAATTCAATTAATAGTTCTTTATTGGATAGATAATTAACTCGTTTGCGTCTCTTACCAGCCATTTCTTGTTCCTTTTCTGCTGTCAGCGGCTGCTGTTTGACGATCTCAATATCACTGTACGGCCCCTCCGTCATTTTGGTGCTAAGTAATTCACCAGTCTCCGCATCATATTTGTGATAACGATCTACTGATTTATCAAGCCATTGTATTCTAGTTTGTTTAGACATTAATTAATTTCTCCATATAACACAATATTGTATATTAATCTGTTAACTAAGTCAATTAATTACTAAAAAACAAAAATTAACAAGAAAACTAAATATGTTCATACACAAAAATAAGAGACTATTTTGGCTACAGAAAATTTATTTAAAGTGAGATTGACATCTTCGGGAGCAAATACTGTTGAGGAACGGCGTCGTGGCGTTGTGTTTGAGGTTGCCCCTGAATTAAATGAAAATCGCCAAGTGCAATATGAATTCCTTGACCCGGTACATGCACCCGGTCAAATTGCTGTTTATAAAAGATCAATGTCACGACGATTTCAATTGACCTCCGTTAAATTAGCATCAAGAACCCCAGAAGAAGCATCTACAAATCTTGCATATCTTTGGACTTTGCGCGGCTGGACCATGCCATATTTTGGTAAGCGATCTGGTGAAACAGGCGCACGCACAGGACGATCAGCGGTAGCATCAACATCTAATGAACGAAGGGACACTGACTATATAAAAGACATTATCAATGGAATAGCTCAGGGCGCTAATCAAGAATTTTTAGGAGCACCGCCACAAGTATTAGAATTATCCGCTTATTCAAGACGTGGTGCAAAAACAGGAATTAATTCAATCGGGCATTTATATAGAGTGCCTGTTGTTATCGAATCTCTTGGCATTTTATATCCAACTGATGTTGATTACATTCCAACAGATGAAGCAGAGCCAACACCAATGCCAACTATTATGACTGTTGATATAGCTCTTGTAGAAACCCAGTCTCCAGTCGCATTGAGTAATTTTAGTTTATCTGATTATCGACTTGGTAATCTTGGGTATAACAATGGATAAGAGTAACCAACGAGGTTATAATGTTGTTTTGTCAAACACTCGATATACTCGTGGTGGTGTTTCAGATGTTTATAATACCCGAGTTGCTTGGTGGGAGCGTACAATAATGGTTCCAGACCCTACTGATTTATTTTTTGATGTTACGGTTGAAACAGAAGGTCGAGCAGATTTAATATCTTATAAAATTTATGATGATCCAAAATATGCATGGTTAGTATTGCAATTTAATAACATTGTTGATATAAATGAGGAATTGATTGCAGGCGCGGTTATAAAACTACCAACTCCTTCGCGATTAAATACTGTATTACTATCTAATTCAACTGGTGGTATATCAATAGAGAGTTAATAGATGTCAAATCCACAAAATAGATTAGCTCAATTTAGATCATATACGGCTCATCATTCCCTTGTTATGTGTGATGGAATGAAAACAGCAAACAGTTTGACCAATAATAGTCAAATGTTTAGTACAGAACCAAATGATCCTGAATTACTATTCAATGTAGAAGCTGTAGAACTCCCCGGTGATGAAGGCGGGACTGAACAGGGTCTTTATATTGTGTTGTTTGATGGTCGAAGAGACGCAAATTATTTTATTAAATCAGTTAGTTGGGAAACAATATTATCTCCAATTGGACCGTTGGGGGATTCAAAATATGATGTAATTGAAACTGATGGTGAAATGGTGATTGAAGAACCATTTGGTATTGAATTTTTAGAAGTTCTTGTAAAAGGAGCTGATAGACTAGGCGTTGATCCATCTGGAATTGTTTTCATACTAAAAACATTTTTCGTCGGTATCAACGATAATGGTGAACAAGTTGTAATTGATGACATAAGACCATTTACATTCATCATGATAGATTTGACCGCTGAAATGAAAGCTGGTGGGTCTTTGTACAAAATATTGTTGTTTGGAACATCAAATGGTGTTTCAAAACTACCGCAAATATCATCTATTGGTAATGGATTGTCTATTAGACTTCAAAAGGGAGAACCTTTATCAAGTGCGATACAAAAATTAGAATCAGAAATTTCTAGAAAATATAATGAGTTTAAAACAAAGTTAATACCAGAACTGGCTGCTGATATCAGACGAGCCAACAGTTCAAATTTAGATGCTTCCGATGCTCGCGCAAATAGCTTAATTGCTGATAAATTTTCTGACGTTGTATACAAATTTAATCTCGACCCTGTATATCAAGGTAGAAATTATATCGTAGGTACAAATAAATCACATAATCAAATTGCTGATGGTGATGAATTTATTTTAAAATTTTCAGAAAATTCATCAGTTGAAACATGTATTAGAAAAGTCATGGAGACATGTAAATTTCTTACAGAAGAGGGTGTTGAAAATAAAGACACACGTCGTTCATATTCACCAAAAATTGCTACTACACTAGACCCACCAGATGATGGTGTATCCTATCAAATATTATATAATATTCGCCGCTATGAAACTATTTACCAACCTTATGGAAGTAATTATGTACCTGAACCGGGTGAATTTATAGTACTGGATTACATTTATACTGGAAAGAATACTGATATTCTTGATTATGATATAAAAATGGATATGGGCTTATCTTTCTTTCAAACAAATTTAACTCCCAAAGGAACGCAATCTACTCAGGCAGATGCTATTCAAGGTGTAAATGCACCTGATGGTATTACAGCAAGAAGTGGAACTGATTACAGAGCAAGTGAGGCAGCAGGAACTGAGAAAATTCCAGCAAAGCGCCGAGCACCATTGTTTTTAGGGATGACAATACCACCGAGTATGTATAATGATGATATTAACCAACTAACAAATGCATCGTTTGAGCAAAATTTAGCAAGACATGTCGCGCTAGAAAATATTCAAGCTAGAGTTAAAATTGTTGGCAATCCAAATTTATTGAATGAATCTCTTGCTGATGATTACTCCGCTGAAAATATAAACATAACAGATGAGAGTACAGGTCTTGCTGACATCGCTGCAAAGCCCGGTCTTGTAAAAATAAACATAAAATATCCTTCGACAAAAGAATTAACAGGAGTTAAAGATTTTTGGTATGATGGTTATTTTAATATTTTTTCAATAATAAATGATTTTTCGGATGGAGTATTCACGCAAACATTGGATTTATTCAGTCTACCTGCATCATCTGCATTACCAGCCGATGTTGCACAAAAAGAATTACAAACAAACGCGAGGGATTACGAGCAGGAAGCACAATTTAGACATGAAGTAAATCGATCACAATTTGAAAGTGATGCAAATCAAGATGGTGGAAGTATAAAAATTGCATATTTGCCTGTTGGGGTTTTTGGATCACCCGCAGAACAAGAAAATATTGACCCAACTGTTGATTTGTGGCTTAAGAGTGGTGTTCGTTTTGGTGGTTCTAAATCATTAGATGACATAGAACCAGAGATTGAAAATATTCTTGATGATATTGTATCAGTATGGAAAGAACATACAACATTGAAGCCAGTGGTAACGTCGGCAAATGATAGTAAACATAGTCAAGGATCACTACACTTTAAAAACTTCGCAATTGATTTACGTGCAAATAATCTAAATTCAGATATAAATGTTGCAGTTGATGAAGGACGTATTATAGCAAGAGCATTATCTCGTAGAATCGGTAGAGATTATGATGTTATATATGAAAATTATCCGGGGAGATTTAGTAATAATCATATTCATGTTGAATATGATCCAAAGTTTTTTACTCCTCGATTTGACCCAGCATATGAAGAGGGTAATGGATAATGAAAGGACGTTATAAATCAGCATCGGATATGGAAAATACTCATACATATCCAATGGTGACTATTGGTATTGTTGAGAGTGTTACTGATGCTATGCAATTGGGTCGAATTTACGTTAGATGTCAGGCATGGTTAGATGGAAATACACCATTAGAAAATCTTCCTCCTACAAGAATGTGTTCTCCTTTTTTCGGAGTGACCAACAATCTACCTCGTGGAGTTGATCAGGTAACTTCAGACGGTCATGTATCATATGGTCAATGGACGATACCAGAAGTAGGTAGTCAAGTATTAGTTACATTAGTTGATAATGATCCAAATCAACGAGTATGGCTTGGTAGTGTACCAGAATTATTCTTTTCTCATACTCTTCCACACGGTCGTTATTTGGATGATAGAAAACCAAAGACTTCTGAAGAAGGTGATATTGAGCCATTGTCATCAAACCTTGGGGAAGCGTTTAATGGTGATAGGGAAAGTGCTGAATATGCAACACGAGCGATGGATCGACAAGTATCCGCCTATCCAGAAAATCAATTCGGAGATCGAATTGTAGCTTCTGCCGAAGCAGATCAACAAGAACAGACAATCGAAAATCCAGATGGTACTACAGTAGATCGAACGCAGGGATATGTAGACGGAAGATCAAAGATACATTCGATTACAACACCCGGATTTCATTCAATCTCAATGGATGATGATCCAAATAGTTGTCGAATGCGTTTCCGTACTACCGCAGGAAGTCAGGTAATTTTAGATGATACCAATGAAAGAATCTATATTAGTACATCAAAAGGTAAAACATGGATTGAGATTGATGAAAAGGGTGGTATTGATATCTACGGTGAAGAAGACATATCAATAAAGTCAGATGCCGATATAAACCTATATGCCCAAAACAAAATACGAATGGGTGCAAAAAATGGTATTCATATGACATCTGGTGATGATATTCGAATGCATTCAAAGACTGATACTCATATCAAAACAGACGCTGATTTAAAAATTCATTCTAATAACATTAAATTGGAAGCAGACACGGACTTTATTGCAACAGTAGCAGGAAAATTCGATCAAACGTCGGATTCTATTGTAATCTCTGCAATATCTTCATATGATCTAACAACACCTTCATATAAAATGAAAAGTGATGGGTATGATTTTGATGGCACTAATATAAAGGCAACCGGAGATATATTTTCTGAGGGAAATGTACACGCAGCAGCAAACGTAAGCGCCGATGGAGTCGTAACTGCTCCAAGCGCAGTGTTCACCGGTTCTGTGTCTACGGGTTCATTATCGGCATCTGGCGGCATCTCAGCATCTGGCGGAATGTCTTCAACGGGTTCCATTTCAACTACTGGGTTATTATCATCATCAGCAGATGTTGTCGCCGGTAATGTAAGTCTTCGTTCACATTTGCATATGGTTCCATTGCCAGCACACGCAGCAGGAACAATACCATCTCCTCCACCTGTTCCAAGTGCTGCCGCCCTGCCAGTGACACCACCAACACCAACACCAGAACCCGCACCCATAGTAGCTCCAATAGCGACTACTATAGAATCATCTGGCTCCACCGCTGAAGAATTGCCTGCAAATTTCGTTTCTAGGGTTCCGCAACATGAGCCATTTACACGAACATATTTAAAATTAGAAGAGACTGATAAAGAATCCACAGGAGAATCAACCCTTGATCTGTTTGCTATATTAGATGATGATGTTGACTCGATTTCTGAATATATCTCGACTGATCCAAATGCTGGTACTGGTAGCGTAGAACGTAATAAAGATTTTAACAGGAATGTGAGATGGCGACGTTAACTTTATAAGTTCAATACAATAAATATGCTTATGGAGAGTAATCTACAATGGCATCAGTATATAAAGGGTTTTCGAGTTATCAATTTCAAGAAAACAAACAATTCGTTCAAACTGATTTAGAATTAGTTAAAACTGATTTAATCGCTCATATATTTACATCTCGTGGCTCCCGAGTAATGATGCCAAATTTTGGAACATTAATACCTGAAATACTTTTTGAACCACTAGATGACATTACTACTGAACTTATCGAAGATGAGTTGCGTACTGTTTTTGATTTCGATCCCCGAGTGCAACTAGTGGATTTTGATATGCAAGTCAATGCCGACGAAAGTGCAGTACAAGCATCTGCCATATTGTTTTATGTTGAATTAGATAGAACTGATACCCTTGATCTGAATCTTCAGTTCGAAGCTTAAATATGCAAAAACTTACTACTGAAGAATTTGTTAAAAAGGCTGTTAATGTTCATGGTGATTTATATGGGTATGATAAATCGATATATACACTTACTAAAAATAAGTTAACAATACACTGTAACATTCATGGTGATTTTGAACAAACACCAAATAATCATTTACGTGGAAAAGGATGTCATAAGTGTGCTGGTTCTGTACCACTATCAACTGCCGAATTTATTGACAATGCAAATAAAATACACACATTTAAATATTCATACGATAGTACAATATATGAAAGAAGTTATCAGCATGTAACTATAACATGTCCAAAACATGGTGATTTTAAACAAACACCAAATAATCATTTACGTGGAAAAGGATGTCCACAATGCGGTCATAATAACTTGACTGAAGATTTATTTGAGGAGTATTTACAGGAGTTTTTTCCATCATTACCATACTTGCGCGATTGCCCACAGCCCCATTTGAAAACGACTAATGGTACTCGAAGATACGATTTCTTAATACCATCAATTAAAATGAATATAGAGATTGATGGTAGGCAGCATTTTGAGCCAATACGCGAATGGGGTGGTAAGTCTTATCTTTTGGAAATACAAAAAGCAGACAAATGGAAAGATAAAATGTCATCACAGGTTGGTATACATGTGTATAGAGTTCCATATACCAAATTCAAAGCAAGTATGAAGAAATCAGTTACGCGAAAATATTTTAAGGATGTAATTTATCCACTGATCAATTCATGTACAAGTAGGCTAAATAGTGATAATGATACTAAGAGATGGTTAAATGAGTAGACAGATAGCTTCCGCAGAAACATATGAAACAGTTCATCAAGCATTCTCGCAGATAAATTTTAACGCTTTTGATTATAATACAATCAAACGATCTCTTGTTGATTACTTAAAAGTTTATTATGTCGAAGATTTTGATGATTTTATTGAATCTTCGGAATTAATTGCTATTATTGAAACCTTTGCGTATGTGGGGGAACTCATCTCTTATCGTTTAGATATGAATGCTCAGGAGAATTTTCTTTCAACTGCACAGCGAAAAGAATCTATATTGCGTCTTGCAAAGCTAATTTCATATAAACCATACAGAAATATTCCACATCGAGGCTTGACCAAGATTACATCTATTAAAACTACCGAAGCGATTCGGGATGTTGATGGAATTAATCTAGCAAATCGAAGAATTAATTGGAACGATACTAATAATCAAAAATGGAAAGATCAATTTTTATTGATTATGAATCAAGTAATGTCGCAAAATTTTGGTTCGGTGGGCGCTGATAGTCGAACTCAAGTTGATAATGTTTTATTTGAGTTGTATACATTTAAAAACGCATCGAGAAATCAAGAAACGAGTGTAACATTTCCATATTCAGTAACAGTATCAGATATCAATTTTGATATGGAATTAGTTCCAGTCGCGTTAGAAGAAGATGGGCCAGTTGAGCGCCGACCGGAAGTTAGATCAAATTTTACATTTATGTACGCATCTGATGGTCTGGGTGATGCTTCTGATACTACTGGGTTTTTGATGTTAACAAAACAAGGAACTCTACAACGCCGCCAAGCATTTTTTGATGGAATTACTCCGAATCAAACATATACCATACCTGTTAACAATATAAACCAAACTGATGTTTTCGTTAATAACGTAAATCAAGATGATAGATCAATTATCATCAATGATCCATTTGAAACATTTTTTTCAAATACAGATACTCGCTATGGTGAATGGGATATTATTGGAGATGATAGTATTGAAAATATCGCATTTAACACAACCGAGAGTCGCCGAAAGGTTGACGTTGAAACACTTGACAATGATCAAATAAAAATTATCTTCGGTGATGGTGAATTTTCTGATATCCCTAATGGAGCTTTTGACATTTGGTTTAGAACGTCAGCAAATGATACTACAACTATTCCAAAGTCATCAATAACAGACGAAACGGTTTCATTTGTATATCTAGATGCAAATAATATAACTCAAACATTCACATTCACATTTTCATTAGTGAATTCATTACAAAATAGTAGTGCTAGTGAAACTTTAGAACATATAAGAAGTGTAGCACCATCAGTTTATTATACGCAGGATCGTATGGTCAATGCACGAGATTATAATAGTTATATGTTACAAGACCCTCGTATTGTCAAACTTCAAGCAATTAATCGTACATTTGCAGGTGACTCAAAATATATTGCATGGCATGATCCAAAAGAATATTATGAAGATGTTAAATTATTTGGTGATGATCTTGCTATTTTTCGAAAAAGGGAAGCACCCATTAACGGTCAAACGGAAGTGGTAAATGAAGCAATAACTGGTATCGAGTTACTGAATAATTATGTACAACCTCGTCTTGAGACAATAGATTTTTTCTTGATGGCGGCTTCAAGACTTGAGATAATTGAACAAAGCAATACAACATATAGAACGCTATTCTTAGAAACAGCAGATAAGCCAGAAGTTACTCGAATTTCTGAAGAATTAGATAGAATCGTGAATAACACTAATGCGTCAGGAACGATTGGATCAACATTAAATCTTTATTATTCACCATCCCGCGATTTATGGGTATTTCCAGTTGATGCATCAAATACAACCAATCCATCACCAAATGTAGATGATATATTAGTCTTTCAGATAATTCCTGAATTTGAAGCTGGAAATACCCATAGTGGGTGGACAATTTATCAAGCTACTGATTCGTTAATCGCATACAGTGATACTACTAGATTCTGGAATGAAAATGGAACTGATGCAGTAATAAACATGAACTCTCTTTTAAGTGAGAATGATGTTATTACAGTACTATCTGCTAATAAAAATGTTGATGGCACTGCATTACTTTCAGAGGATATACGATACAATATTGTTAGGCAAGAATCATTAAATGATGATTTTGATACTATCAATAGTTTAAGTATTTTACCCGTCGATAAAAACAACGATGATATTCCAGATAATATAAACCAAGCAGAGATATTTGGAAGTTTTATTGAATATGTATCTGAAATACCAACTGAAATTTCACCCGGTGTCGCCAGATACCCAGATGCAACGGTTCTTGGTACAAATGACGGTCAACCACTTACACTAGAGTCGTCCGTAGCTTATTTGCAGGGATTTGAAGATGAAGATGTTGAAATTTATCGAACTCGTGCTGGAGTAACAACACGATTATTATTTAATTCAGGTTGGACAACACCAAATCTGGGCACTCCCAGTGATGCTTCGCCAGAAGTGGTTGTTCGAAATTGGATTCAAATTTTAGCATCAGAAGCACAGTTAGATGATTTGTTTAGAATTAAAGTACGCAGATATGTGTATCTTGTTCGTGAAACAGTAAATGATCCGTGGACTATTGCAGAAGATAGTGATGCAACAAGACTTCTATATTTTCAAGAACAAACATCAGCAGAAAGTGAGCGTAGGTATATTAGATATGAAGGAAGATTCCCTATGAATTTTTCATGGTTTCATTCAACACCACGTTTATCACTAATTGATCCTGCGCCCAGTAATATAATTGATATTTTTGTTATCACAGACGGTTATTACAGAGATTTCAATGCGTACATAAACAATGTAATTACTAGTGCTCCAGAGAAACCAAGTAGTTATACTTTGTCTAGGACATTCAGAACGCTACTTAAAAGTAAAATGATTTCAGATACAGTTGTCATGCATTCAGGTAGCCTACGGGTATTATTTGGCAATAAAGCAGCATCCGCAGACCGCGCCCGATTTAAAGTGATTCTATCACCCCAAAATACGGCATCTGAAAATGATATAAAAAATAGAATTAGAAGTGTTGTTATTAGTTTTTTTGATTCTTCTAATTGGAATTTCGGTGAGACGTTTTATTTTAGTGAATTGGCAGCAGCCATACATGCAGAATTAAATGCAAATATCCAAACAATAGTACTTGTACCAGAAGATAATAACACACAGTTTGGTGATTTGTATCAAATTCAAGCTCGTGATGATGAAATTTTTATTCCAGATATTACATCATCAAATATTGATATTGTAACAAGCCTTAATGCGGAGACTCTGAATCAATGAGATCGTTTAAAGATTATTTAATAGAAGAAGAAGAGTTATATGAAGATTCTATATTAGAAGCTATGGCTCCTACTGAATTGACGGAAGCAGAATATCAAGGAAAGACGGTACAACTCAATAAACCAATGCGAGATACTGGTGGTAAGAAAAAATTTAAGGTATATGTCAAAAATGATAAAGGTAATGTTGTGGTTGTTCGTTTTGGAGATAGTAAGCCATCAAAGGGTGGTCTTGAAATAAAACGTGATGATCCAAAGCGCCGCCAAGCATTTAGAGATCGACATAACTGCTCAACTGCAAAGGATAAAACATCTGCTCGTTATTGGAGCTGTCGATTTTGGGGTAAAACTTCGGTTTCTGATTTGTTAAAATAGCACAAATTTTGAAAAAAACAGGATGTATAAATACATCTATCAAAACTGTTTAATAGGATTTTCGTGGCTAATAATTCAGACTATAAAAAATTAAGAACTCGGATAGATAAACTTCTCCCAGCGCCATACCAGTCTGAGACGAACGAATCTATTATGGAGAATACGTTCAATCGATTTCTTTCCAAGAAAGAAACTGCTTTTGTTGATGGTTATATTGGAAAGCGAAATACTAGTGCAATAAATTCTCGTCAAATAATCGAAGATTCGATTATTTCACAGGCTAATCAACTACAGCCAATTATATCGGCAATATTGGGCACTGAAAAAAGATATATGTCATGGGTTGATGTAATCAATGAACTGGAGGAACAGGGCGTTGATATGGAACAATTTTCAGAGTGGGGGAAGACTGAAAAATATAATTGGGTTCCACCAATCGATATTGACAAATTAATACACTTTAGAGATTACTTTTGGGTTAATCCTGATGCCAACAGCACACCAGAATATATAACAATTAAGAGTGTGCTGAATGAAGCGCGGGTTAGATTAAGTACTCTTAGGAATATTGCTGAACGATATGGCGAAACTTTTCCAATAATCGGTCTTCGTGAAGCAGAACCCACCCAAACATTTACAATTGCATCTATTGATGCAACAAATAACACGGTGACTGTGGCTGGGGATGCATCAAATATCATATCTGACGGTGACTATATTACAATAAGAAATACAGTAAGTAATAACGGTCAAGTTAAACTAATCACCAGTCCAGTTTATGTATCTGGAAGCAATGTAACCACATTATCAGTAGAAGCTAATAGCATTGTCGGTAATGAAGTGATTGGTCAAGTTTTGTATTTCCAGTTTAATGGATTTGAAATAGCAGACGATTTTACTCTATTGTTTGAAAATGGCTTTGTTGCATTCGTCAAAGACACTGATAATGAAGATTTAAATGGTTCTTTTATATCTGTTTCTAATTCTGAATTAATTTCAGATAGCACAGTGATAGAAATTGATAGAACATTTACTGATGTTCGAACAGGCGGTATAATTTCATTGGTTGAGCAAATTAGTATAGCAGCAGGTGTTGTAGCCTGTGAATCTGGTGAAACTTCAACATATGATACGGGTCTTTGGGACGATAATTCATCTACAACCGATATTTGGAATGGTAGTTATAATACCCTGATTGCTAATATCTCTAATACTGATGATCCTAGTGCTCCCGGCACAGATGGTGAATTGTGGTATGCGACAGATTCGGATACTTTATTTAAATATGATTCATCAACATGGAAAGTAATATATAATAACTTTTCGTTGGTATTAGACTCTGTTACAAATTCAGAACTTCTTGATTTTTCCGAGGATTGTAGTACAGAAGTTCCACAAGCAGAATCACAATGGTCGATGTCAAATAGTTGGGTGCATAGAGCGGATGTAGAAAATTTTGCGTCAGCACGACAAGCAAACTATCCAATTATAGAATTTTTTCGCGGCCTTGAATTGAATGAATATTTGGAAGTAAACCACAATTGGCGGTATCGTAGTGGTGCATCTGGAGTTTTTAATTTTTCTGAAGTTAGTCCAACATTGTTTGAATTAATTGATTTTGATTTGTTTGTATTATCAAACGGAAATACGGAAATCATACTTGATCATAAATTTGGAGATGTTACTGATACGTTTGTTACTGGATACATTTTTTCAGATAGTAGTGCAAATGAATTAATTGTTGAAAGTTCGGAATTTAAATACAACACCAATGACAAAGAATGGAATACTATAGTTACCACCACAACACCAGTGGATGCTTCTGTAACAGCATTTCAGCCGAAGTTTACTGTACATGGTGATGAGTGGATTGGGTATGACACTCAATGGGTCTATGGCGGTATTCTCAATGAGGTTCCAAGTATATCAATTCCTAGAAACTTTTTGAATGATATCGATGATGATGCGACAGAATTTCCATTCCCACCAAACCATCCAATAACTGGTTTACCTACCGGACCACTACTTTATTCATACGTTGAAGGTAAATATGCTCAAAAATTTATTGTTGCAGATGCGTCGAATAGAACATTTGAGTTTGCAAATAGTAATCTTAGAGATAAAATTATTCTAGACCAAAACGATCTTCGTGTGTATTTAAATGGAGTGCGTTTATATGGCGGATATTCTGAGATAGAAGATACAGCTACAAATGAATTTGTGATTGGTATTGAAGTAGATTCTGATGTAGTGCTATCAACTCTTGATGAAATTTTGATTGAAATTGGCACATCTGCATTGGAAGATCATGGATTGACTAACATTAGGGTGAGAACTATAGAAAATGATAGTGAATACACCCAAACGCCTTTTAATGATAGGAAAACACTGATTAGTGCGGTTAGGTACAAAAAAACAGAACAGATAAAGACGGAAACAAATCAATATCCGCAATTTAGTCTATATAATGTTGATGGGACTAATGCAAATATTGCAGCACCGTTGTTTGCATTTAAAACAAATCAAGAACAAACCATTGCGACTGAATTGGGTTTGCGAGTTGAAGTTGATTCATTGACAGAAAATTATACATTTGAACAATCATTAATTAGTGATTCAAATCAATTGTATGCATACGCAACAACACCAACCAATGAGTATTGGGTTGGTGATTCAGTAGTATATAAAAACAATAATGGTGTGTGGAATGATAAATTTGTTCAAGGAGATACATTCAAAAGAGCAATAGTTTCAAATGAAACACCAGATGTATTATTTGATGGTCTTGTATGGTTCAGCCCCAATCAAGAAAAATTGTTTATATATGAAGCTGGTAATTTTGTCGAAATAACTTCTGTTGAAATTTCTATTTCAAATCCAGCCATTAGTACTATATGGAAAAAGGCGAATAATGATTACGTTCCAGTTAAAAAGGATTGGAATGGAAGAACGCAAGAAGAATATAATATTGAACGAGTCGCTTATACTACAGGACAGACTGAATTATTAAAATTTAACAATCCAACATTTACTGATGAACAAGTTGATGAGCTTGCACAGACTATGTGGCTTACAAGCCAGCAGAATAATTTGTCTGAAACAGGAGAGTGGATTGGCGATTGGACATTGCCTGATTATTTTTACTTCAATGTACAAAATGAAAATCGCAAAGAGATTACGACTCGTGAGTTAGTTGGACATTTTGAATCTATCATAAATTCACAAAATCGAGTTGCCGGTTATGTCGGTGATCTTAGATCGCAATATCATACATTGCAGCAGGAAGACATTGACTTGGGTATCGGTGGAAAGATTCATCAATACAACAACAATTTTTCAACATTTATTTCTTCTGTCTTTGTTGATAATATAATAATCCCAAATCTATTTGAATTTGCTCAAAATCAATATCAGATTTTATTGGACGATGCTAGAGATATTTCTATTGCAAATATTACACAGACATTGACCGAAATACCAGAAAGTGAAGATATTGAGAATATATTGATTTCAAAAAACGTTGCAGACCGTTCTTTAAATTCTAATTTAGAGTTTATATATGGCGATTCAACAGTTTTTGATATTTCTACTGGAGAAGGCGTCCGTAATTGGATTGCAACCTTGCCAAATATTGGCATTCTTCCAGCAATACAACCATCTACAAATGTTGATCCAGTTTTAGATTTATATGAATTGGTACATCATGACGGTCATCGTGTTAATTATGCATTAAGTACATCAAAAAAAGATGAATTGTTTGATACAATTCTTAATTTTTATACCAATAACCCATCGCAAGGTACTGTTCAAACAACAACCCCTGCAACTAATGTTACAGACTTAGTTAATGTGACAACACTTGAAGATTTTGTGGGAGGATATTATTGGATTGACACATCTACCAAGAAATTATATTTTGCATATGTAGATTTTATTCAATCGGGCAGTGTAGCAATACCCGACACGATAGAGAATACTTTTTGGTTTGACACTGATACATCAGTAGTAGCTACTGGAGAACTTAAGTATTCGGATGGAGTTGCGTGGAACGTAGTTCCTGTTGCAAGTGCAGGTGATTTAATCAACGGAACTTCTATAGAATTATCAAGTGTTAGCATTTGGAGAGAAATTGATTTAAATGAATTAGTATTAAATTCAATTTTAGATATTGAAAACAGATTGTATGACAAATCTAAAGAAATCAAGAATGGAGATTTTGCGGTAACTTCTAATTTAGAAGAATACTTTCTTGGCTACACGAAAAATATTGGGGATGAACTACCCTTTTTAAATACTGATTATGATGCTACTGACCCATTTAGTTGGAATTATAAAAGTTCTGTGTTTGGTAATAGTTATTCAATTCAAGCTATTGATCTTACCGAAAACGCTTTTATTGTCTCTGGCACCGTCGCCACTATATTTTCAACAAGTCCATTCTTTTATATAAAAAATTCTGGTAACAATGATGGGCTATGGACTGTTAATGTCAGTCTAATTGATGAAGATTTGAGTGAACAAACAACTAAGATCGTGGTCAATGAGCCAATAACTTCTGTTGACACTGGTTTATTGTACAAAGGAAGCTTACCAAGTCCAAGTACAAATACGGGCGCTGAAAGCGCCGTATATTGGAAGGCACTGTATCAACAATTTTATAATACGCCATATCCAAATTTAGAGCCTTGGAAACTCCAAGGTTATGATGGGAAGCCGACATGGTGGGACGATGAATACAAGAATACTGATCCTACTGTTTATGGATCACGCCGCTGGAAGCACATCAATGGCGTCGGAATGTGGTCAAATATAGGTAAAGGAATTGTTCCAACATCGCGTCTACTACCAAACGGAAATGTTTCAACAGGTGTATCTGGTGAAGTAACTCAGTATGATTATTTTAGTGTTAATGTGGGTGATGTTGCAGTATCATCTGATTCAGTAAATTTTTATGAACCTGATGATCTATATCCTCCATATTTTGATTATATTTCTGCTGGAATTCCATCTATTACTGACAACAAAAGTTTATTTAATAATTTCAGTTTTGAAATCTTAAACCCTTCAGATAATTATGTTTTTGGTGAAAATTCATCAACTGAATATGAATGGAGAAATTCATCTCAATTTTTATATGATTATGCAGTTCAGTCTTACATTGAATCACCAATTTATTTCGTAACAAATACATTTGGATTTGAAACTATAACAATTGACGGACTCTTAATTGATACTAAAACTAAAAATGTACCCTCGTATAAGAGGACTACATTTCATGGATCACTCGACGACGATGATCAAATAGTAAAATTTAACGGGATTAATCAGTGGTATATAAACTACAATAGATACACAAATGTTGATACGAATGCGTCTAACTTTTATCAACTCTGGACTACATGGAATGCGCCATTATCTTATCGGTTCAATTCATTTATAGACGTTCGTACATTAGATATTTCAAATCAACAGATTAGCGTTGAATCAAATATTGATTATTCTGTTCATATCAAAAAGACGAACGGGGTTAAGAGTTTTTCTATTAATGGCCTATCTACTACTTTATTGGGCATCCCACCAAAGGTGATTAACTATGACAATTCTCACTTATGGAAAATTCAGGTATCAAACAATTCAACAAGAAACAATTCGATCTCATATTATGGCGTGAAAAATTATCCTTTCTATGCAGATGTTGAAACAAATACGATGAAAATTTACACGTATAAAATACGTGATATCGAGCTAATTAGAAAAACAATTGAACTGGATAATGATCTAACAGATGTTTTTAAGGCAAAAGAACTTGCAACATTTTCTTCTGGAAGCGAACTTGAAATATTCGCTGTTTCATATAACGAATCAGATAATAAAACAGTACTATATTTCAATGACGATCTATCTTCAATCACAGTTGGTGAATTGGTTAGTGCAGACGTTACTACACTTCCTTGGGAAACTGGAGATAGTGTTTGGTTTACTACTGAGAGAAAATTACCTGCACCTTTATTTGGAGATACACCACCAATTGGACCAATTCAATATTTCATTATAAAATTATCTGATACGGAATTTCGTGTTGCAGAAACAGAAAGAACCGCAATTGCAAATCTACCAATAACACTAGTAAATTCTGGAACATCAGTACATTACGTTGGTGAGATTGTTAATACATTTATTGTCGGAAATTCTGTCAACACTGATAATTATTGGAGACACTATCAACTAGATACTAGAATTGAAAAAACTATTAATATGCCCGGAGTTATAAATGGCGTTCAAGAATATATTAATGTTGTTGATGGATATGTTGAAAAATTGCGCGAAGAAGGGTTTACATTTTCCGATGATACTTTTGGTTGGCAAAATCAAATTGAGCGATTCATTGATTATAGTTTTTCTGTAAGACAGAAGCTACGGAATCGAACAATTGGAAATAGATTTCAGGTTAAACCTGATGTACAAACAAATACATGGTCTTGGGTTGATGGGTTTGTTGATTCCCCAATACCAAATGGTTATGCAGTAAATGTAGTATCTAAAACAGGCACTGGTCTTCCCGCACCATTCCTGCCAAAGATTCCATATTATATTATAATCAATTTGGACGGCACATTTAGTTTGGCAAATAGTGTAAACAAAGCATCTGCTGGTATTCCAATAACACTATTAGACAATGGTTCTGCAAATGAGATTGAATTGTATGCAGCGGTTGATAACGTAACCAGATATCCTAAAATAGAAGTCAACACATTCAAAGATCGTTTATCTTTTATGCCTCCATTTGGTGTTGTATCCGATGTTATTAAAGGACCATTTTCTGATATCAATGTTGCAAATTCTCTTAGGGATCAATATGGCGATCCATTGTTAATTAGTGATTTTATTATTAATAGACATGATAAGAAAACTGATATCCAACTAACAACCATTCGAAGGATTGACGATACCACAGTGGTCGATGAAATTGATGATCTTGGGAGTGAGGGATATCACTATATTAGTGCAGCAACTTTCTATGTAGATACATACGAACACATTGTTGAATTTGAAGATTATACTAATGACGATGACTTGCTGTATGATGGTTTTGTTGGGTTGAATATACAAAGATTCAATATAGACTTTAATCGCCCAGATGAGAAAACTCTCCGTCCAAATATTGGAGGTAGTACCATAATAAGCGAGGGTCGAAATCTATCAACAATTGATAATATAGAAAGAATGGTTGATGATCTTAGATATGCATATGGTTCTGTCGCAGAAAACGAAAGTAATCGTTATGCACCATATGCAAGAGAGACACTTGGTTATAATGAAAATTCAACTGAATCTTATCTTAATAGCATAGATATTAATGAAAAATCACAATTTCTTTTTTGGCAAGGCTTGATTCAAGTAAAGGGTTCAACTCGCTCTATTGATTCATTTATCAACTCGAAAAAGTTTATAGATGCACAAATTGATGAGTTTTGGGCATATGAAATTGCCGACTTCGGATCAGTTGAGGAGCAAGAATTTCCACAAGTTTTCATCAATACTGGAGATGTTGTTGACAACAATGTAAAGTTCGAATTTATTGAAGGTACTGAAGTAGCTAAGCCCGGTTATGAAATTTCTACATATGGTATTGGTGGTTATGACATTATAACCAGCGCAGATCAAATTGATACGGGTGAATTTATTGCAATATCACTCAATGATAGTTCTCGTTGGTACAAACAACCAGATCAGGCTAATATTTTAGAAGATAACGGACTTGTTATATATTTTGAGTCTGCTCCAGTCGGGAGTATGGAAGTTACTCTTTCCGACTATATTGGACAGCCGACGCCAACCATTACACATAACTTTATGAGTGATAATGTTGTTATTGTCGTAGAATTTCCAGAGGTTGGTATTGATTCTTACACAGTTGGTGATGGGTTCGCTGCTGGCGATACGACGCTAAAATTACGAAACAGATACATTCCTTTTGTTGGACAAACGAAAGTCTTTAAGAATGGTATTGTTATGCAAACACCATCAGACTATTCTGACGTAAACCAAAGTAGTTCGATTTTGGAAACTGTTGATGAGATATTCTTTTCAGAGCCTTTATTGGCAACGGATAGATAGTGATGTTGTTGTTAGTAATATCAATCTGTTTGATCCAGCACGCGGAATTTACAATCAACAGGCATTTAATGATGTGGATATTATAACTGATATTCCGCCAGCATTTTTCAACAGAACTGAGCGTACAAAAATAGAACCAGAACGTCCAGAGGGTTTTGTTACAAAAGAGGCTTGGAGTGCTGGTGAGGTTGGGAAGATTTGGTTAGATACAAAAAATCTTGCATATATTCCATATTATGACGAAAGTATTTTCAGAACAACTGATGAAAGACTTGAGCAATGGGGTAAGCAAGCTGAATATTCTTCGTTTAAGGTTTATGAATGGGTTGAATCAGATGTACATCCAGAGGATTATGCTGAATTAGTCGAAGATGAACAGGGAAACACAGAAATACCTGAACATCTACAAAAATCTGGTACACCGAAAGAAACCATCTTTTTGATTATACTAGGCCCAGCTCCCGATTTTACAATTGAATACCAAGAATTGGTTAATTATGTTATTGACTATTCAGTTGTTATTGATGGAACTGAACAAACTTTTGGTGAATATCAATTCACAGTCCCAGTAGATTTCTTACAAGCTGATCATTTTGGAATTGGAAACTACAATGTTTATGTAAATGGTATCTTTCGCCAGAACGAACTTATAACACAAACGGATGTTGATGATATTATCACAGTTACTAACTTAAGAGAATCGGATACTGTTCAAATAGTACATGATTATAACGTAGATGAAGATACACTTGAAGCAGCCGCTGAAGAAGAAATTATCCGACGATCATATGAATATACAGAAGTAGAATCATTTACATCATTGGGAGAGCCTATAACAAAATATTATTTTTGGGTTGAAGATAAATTGACCAGAGCACAAGACAATGATCTTTCTGCTAAGGAAATTGAGAATAGTTGGACGTTTATAAATCGACCTTATTTGGTTCTTCAGAACCCAACACCAGCAACACGAAACGAATCTACAATTAAAGAGAATGTTGATGTTGATTTTAGTTTTTCAATCAAGAATGAGCATTTTGTTGACGATGTACAATATCTACAGATTGGACAACAACAAGATTCATATTCCAACGCAAGCGGCATAACGCCTAATAACGGCACTTATGCGCCCGGAATAGGTTATCAGCCAGATGATATAATTGAATTGACTGGTGGTGTTTTGGTGCGCGTGATAAGCAGTGATGGGAACTCTAGTGGTGAGATCACTGACTTTGAAATTGTATACAATGGTGATATTCAGCCTAATATTGGCGACACATTAATTCAACTTAGTTCATCTCAAACATCAGGAACTGGCTTTGAATTAAGTCCATCAATTTCTAATTTTGGAGGATTTATATTAAGGCTTGGGTCCGATATGGAATCATTTGATGATGTTACTGGTACAACTATTGATTCTAGTGATACGTTATTATTAACGATTAATGGAGATGTTATTTCTGAAAGATCGGAAATAACAAAGTCTGGTGAGTATATTATCTTAGATAAACGTTCAATATTGGTGACTAGAAGCGTTAATTTAAATGATACAGTAGCAGTCAGTTATGAATCAAATAAACCATCTAGAATTGATGAGTTGCCGGTTCGATATACTCGCGCAGTAATTCGAAATGTAGGTAAATTCATACAAGAAGATAATCGATACACCATAAGATTTAGAAAAGACTTTACTGATGATTCTAAATCAGATTTAGATAATAAAAAATTACATAAACAATGGTCTATGTTTAGAGAAAATCAGCAAAGTAAAATTGATCGGTATTTGTGGGACAAAGTAACAGAGAGTATGGTTGGACATGAATTAGAGAATCCATCATCAATAATTCCATCTATAGCTAGACAGTTATACGATACACAAAACAATGACACAACACGATATGGTTTAGGAAACGGTCAGGCATTTACCAATGGTACACAGGCATTGACTACATTATTAGCAGATATTAATGATGTTGAAAATGAATTTAGAGGTGTTGATGTTGCATCATTCTTAACTTTAAATAGTTTCGATACCCCAGACGATATAATTACAAGTATGGATTTAATATATTCAACATTCCCAGTTGAAGATGTTAATAGAATGTTCTTTTTGTTTTTAAATGATGCATTGTCTAATAAAACAGAATATGCTAAACTTCTAAAAACATCAATGATATCAGTATATGGTGTTAAAGTTTTAGATACTAAGGAAGCGTTTGATGAGTGATATAACTGATCCTATCGATGGGTTGATTCAATATGTTAATGAAATTAAACCCTATCATTCAAAGATTATTGAAGTATTGACTGAATATGTTTATGAAGAAGATATTAATGTAACATTATCTGAATCATCTGTTTTGGATGTTGGTATTTTTATAGATCGCGTAGATTTGGATTCTGAGTTTAGTGAATCTCAATTTGGTGGCGGGTTTGGGTCTGGTTATTATGATTCTGCACGATATACTCCTATTATTGCAGTGAATACTAGTTTAGTAGGTGGAGCATTTGATTCTACGGATATTAACAAAAAAGGTTATGAAGCTTCATCAACTTATGTCACAACCGGTCAAACCAATGGAGTAACAGATAATCCAAGAACTGTATTGATTTTATCTGGGTTAATAGATGAATCAACACTAGCGCTGGGGGCTGATGAATCATGGGCAGCAAATGTTAGATTAACACCCGAGGATGTAAATTCTGTCGTTCTTAGCAACAGTGCAGATACAAATACGTCCAGAATTCGATATAGCACAACACCATTGCTTGGTCCCGGCACATTGGCGTCAACTCCATATACACCACCATCCCCATCAACTTTTGGTGATGGCAATATAGCAACATTGGATAATTATATTGAAATAGTCGGCGATGTAACTGCATCATATCCATTTGGTGCATCACTATTTTTACTATTGGCGAATGGTGATCAATTTCAATATACAGTAGCTAATTCATACTTTGATCAAACAAATACTATTATTAATCTTCTTGAAGATTTAGACCCATTGGCAGATTATACAGGTGCCAAAGTTGTTGAGGGATTTTTCGGATACTCAGAAGATTACGTAATACCATCTTCAGCATTGGAATCAACTCCAGAGGGATTAACTCAAACAAACATAGATGAGGGGATTACGTTTAGTTGGAATGATGGGACCGACGAAGTTATAGATTTCAAACAATTTTTAATTAAAGAGACGATAGCGGGAAATATTATTGTTTTAGCATTGGATGGACGAACAGTAGCAGATTTTTTAAGTGTTGGCGACGTTATTAATATAGTTGAACAAGATGCTGGAAATAATGGTCAACACACAATCACAAATATCACAGAAACTGGAAGTAGTGTCGAAATAACAGTGTCTAATTCACTAAATATTTCATCAGATACTGGATTCTTAGAAACAACTTAAAAGAGACGAATAATGAAAAATACCTCAAATAATTTAAATATATCCGTTGTTGGTAATGTTGTAATTACCGACGATCAGGGTACTGAATTATTAAACAAGAAAAATGCAATTCATCCACGAAATATGGCTCGTGTAATTGCAAGAGCATTGGCGAACGAACCAAATTCTTCAGTGTATCGAATAGCACTTGGGAATGGGGGTACTCTCACCGACGCTTCATTGAATGTCACCTTCAATACGCCAAATGATGGTGTGCCACCAGACGTTGTTGATTGGAGATCACGTCTCTACAATGAAACATATTCTGAGGTGGTTGATGATACATCATCCTTGCTCGGGCAGGACATAGGCTCTGCTGATCAATCCGGTACTCGCACAGGAGGTGGTGCTGATCCGACCGGTGAAAGCGGTACAGGAGTCGTCAGTAATGATCTTGGAAACATTTCTGAAGTAGTAATTACTTCTATAATTAATGCAAACGAGCCTACTAATCAGGTTGGTATTGGCGTTAATCAACCAGAAACAGGTTCTTTTGTATTTGATGAACTTGGTTTGTATACAAGTGGTGCATCTGCGACAGATACAACAGGATATGTAAACATAGATGTTGGTAATAAAACTTCTGTAGACGCTACAAATTTAAGTGAGGGTGTTACTTATGAATTTTTATTTTCTGTAGATGGCGGTCAACCAATTTCTGTTGTATTTACACCACCTGTTGGTGCTGGAACCGGTACTAGTGGTGAAATTTTATTTGGTGATTTGGTAGAAGCTCTTAATACAGGAGATTCTACATGGGGATCAGGCATTCAACTTGCTGGCGCTGCATTGAAAATTTCAGATGATACTACACAATTTCCATCCACTACCGCAGAAGAAAAATTTGGCTTCTTGCAGTTAATAAGTGCATCATCTGGTGATGGGTCTAGTGTAGCTATTTTTCCCGGTGGAACTAATGGAACTGACTTAATTAATGCGTTGGGTGGGACTATTTTAACCCCAGTACCGGGTCAAGATGCGGGTGTTGAGAACAATTCTAGTGATTCTACTAGAGAAGGTGAGCGATTGTTAACACACCTAATATTTCAACCAATATATAAGTCATCAGAACGACAGATAACAATCACATACACATTGACTGTTTCAGTTGGTAGAACAACTTAATTCATCTTCCAAATAAAAAGGGAGCCAAGGCTCCCTTTTTTACTTTTATAGCAACTAAATATTAACCACCGTTTTTCTCTAACAACTCTCGTGCTGCCTGAAGTTCTTGCTCAGCCTTAACTGTATTTGCATGTTCTTCTTGTTGAGCAGTTTGTCTTGCTTTGATTTCCATCTGCTGATTAACAGAGTAGCCACTAGCACCAGATGAAGGAGTAAAAGGCTTTCCAGCAGGAGTAATCGCTTTAACAAGTTGTTGAAAATATTCAAGAGCATTCATACCATTCTTAAGTGTTGACTGACTCATAACATCCCATAATGGTAGAGATTTGATATATCGGTGTTGTAAAATTTTCGCCAATCGAGCACGATCAATTTTATCCAATTCAGCAATTTTAATATAATAAAGATTGTCAAATTTATCTTCACATACAACCGCACATTCATGCGCAACTCCTTCATTATGTAAGTCGATCCGATAAACGTGAGGAATTTGAGTTTGAATTTTTACTAATGACATGAACGTTATCTCCAATAAGTTATTTTGTTCTATGTAAATATTTAGTGATTAAAAATGAGGGCGATTTTGCTAAATACTATGATGAAAGCAAAGGACACAAAAACCCAAATTGATCGTATTCGACTTAGAGTATTGACTTCTGCTGAGCTATTTGATGCTTGGAGAACGATACCACGAGTACTTGTTGCAGCTTATGGTTATCTATGTTGGGTTATTGTATCTTGGTATATGGGATTGGAACCGACATTAATAGAAGGTTGTGATATCAAAGCATTGGGTGATTTGTGTATTTCACAAGCACCAACAACTCAACATGCATCGTTGGTTACTGTCATGGTAGGAGCGTCAGCTGCTGTATTTGGCCTATATACAAACACAGGTCGTTCGTGGTCAACGGGTGGATTTACTCGATGGGATAGATCAAATGTAGAAGAAACAAGATTGCCTCCTAATAGAAATTCTCGACAGCCAATGAGTGATTATAGGCACAATCAATTCAGTAATGACAAATATAGATCAACTGATAATTCTTTTGATGAAAGTTCACGCCCACCGATGGATGATGAAGAGTTTTGGGATTAAAGACTTAACATCTTGATGTATTGATCTGATCCATCTGAAACCTTCCTTAGATCATATTTTTTGCAGAATTTTATAAACTGTAT